TGCTATTAAGTTACTAAAAAACAGAAATATGCACAACCTTTCATTTGTCATTTTACTAACTTTTTAATTCAACCAACGGGTAACTTAATTATTAAAAGTTAAACAAAAAGTTTAAACACACATTCGTTTTTATTGCGACAGATTTGCAACGAATGAGAAATCGGTTATCAAAAAGAATATAGGTGCCTGTGGACGAGCCTCTGTTCATTTTAATCTAATGCCAATTATCCCGTGGTCACTAAATCTATCTCATCAAGCAGGTCTTCTGGCTCATCCCGCTTATCGCGCCTTCCCAGCTTTCACCAGTGGCAAAGAGTGCGATAAACTTTAATAGGACTTACAGCTGCGAGTACAGCTCCGGATTTTCACCGGGATTCCCTTTTAATTCCGTTCGACGCTTCGATTGGAAACTTGACTGGTGCAAAGTTAATGGTTATTTTTTAATCTTGTTTCTTTTTCTGTGATTTTTATTTCAAGAAAGGATTATTTTATGGCGCGAATTGTATTTTCATGTTAGTCAAGCATTTATAACAACCACGAATAGTCTTTTCCCCTTATGAATAATAGCGTTTCTCAATTATGGTCTCTTTTCATCTCACGTCGGCAATTCTCTTCGGAGAGATTTTATATGCAAAGGTACAGCGTGCGTCTGGTCGTCAAGTATCGCTTTCACTAACGGTTCCCGGATATTCTTCACGGCAGCCTTCCACAAATCGAAGATTGACTTTCACTCCCCACCTCGTTGCAGGGCATAGTCGGACGAGCCTGACTGTGCTCTTACATTTGGCGGTTGGGTATTCCGTTTCATCCCGTACACTGTTTACTTGCCTTATCCGTCCTTTTCCCGCTGTCAGTCCTGCATAAAAATCATTCCCCGACGAGAAGCCAAAAGAGTTTCAAGAAAAGGGAAAAAAGAAAATATTTAACAATCTAAAATTTACAATTATGCACAGCAGGATTTTTCAAATTTCAACGGAGCCGATAGACAAAGAAAACTATCTGAATGAGGACACACTCCAGCAAGGAGACGGGAGCTTCTATGACTATTGTTCAGAAATAGACGAGGAAGACCGTAAAGAGGATATTGCCAATTTGGTCAATCATGCCTTGCCCAAAGGAATGTTCGAGCTTATATCCGATGACACCATGCGCTATAATGGTGGAATAGAGCAATGGAAAGAGGAGTATGTCGCCAATATCAAAAAAAGAGCGAATGCTCTTACGGCAGATAATATGTTGGAATGGGGTTCGACCTATTATCTCAAACAGGCAGTGGAAAATCCGTTGGATGTCGCCTATCATTTCTATTTGGATGGCGATGGCTGCCAGTCTTTTGCCGAACAGTCCTTTACGTTTATGGAGTTTGTTTGTAGGCTTGAACCGGGAACGATACTCTACATCGGAGGAGTTGTTGATTACCACTTCTGATGTTTGTCCGAAACATTGGCAACCACCCGCCTCAAAAGTGGGTGGTTGCTCTCTTTTTTGCACAGGCTCCCCGGTTACTTTTATAAATATGCTCTGCAGAGCTTCCGCCACCGGTTTCACAGCCGGTATATTCCTGTTTTAAGGGTATAATCCCTTCACAGCCCCGACATACGCCGCAGGTCTGTTTTCGTGTGCAAAGGTACGGTGGACGAACATTGCCCAAGTACCGCTATCGCTACCTGAAATAAAATTTGACGACAACTTTCCGTAATCGGAGATGACGGTATTTCATAAAATTTCATTGCAGGTTCCTTGCTCATCGTTCTTGCATCCCCCGTTTGTGACGCACATGAAAACAACCCCTTTGGGCGAAGTCAAAAGGCTTCAAGAAAAGGGAAATAAAAAAAACAATAAATCAAAAGACAATGAGCAAGTACGATTTCATCAAGCAAGGCAACCTCCTTTTTTGGCACACTGCCGATAATGATATAGAATGTCGAATTATCTCAACTCCCGAAAAAGTGGATAGTGACAGCATCATCTTAATCTCAACAAGCTCTTCCGAGACAGAGGTTTTGGCATCGGAGTTATTACCTATTGGCTCATCAAGAAGCCACAAAGAGGAGTTTATGCGCTGGAAGAAAGAGCGTGAAGCCGAGGGCATGGAGTTTTTCAGCCGGTTGTCCGAAGTCATGGAAACAGACAGTGATTTGGCTGTAGGCGATATGGTGGCGTTTACAAACGACTACGGGGTGGTATTTGGCCCCAAAGAAGTATTAGCTTTCAGAAAACCTTGGAATGGCTATAGATGCGTATATATCGACAGTGATGCTTATTGGTTTCCAGACCGTCCCGAACAACTCACCATACTCAGCAAAGGAGGTACAGAATGACAACAAACGACATACTCAAACGACTTTGCGGCAATATTGCCGCAGGTCGTTTCAACTGGCGAAAATACTGCACGCCGCAATCTTACTTCGGTTGGGAGATTTGCGTTACCCCTCTGCATTGCTCTTACGGACAGATAGGCTACACCGTTCATTTCCCTTATACCAATATACCGGAAGTGGAATACGATTGGGAAATGGGCAAACTGACCATTGACGGCGAGAAATGGAAAAGTTATTTGCGGAACGAATAATAATAAATATCAATATGGCACAGAATTTTTATACCAAATGGCAGGACGCTATACTTGCAGATGCAGGAGACTATGTTTCAAAAGAGTACCGCAGTTTCCAGACAGCATTGGTGCGTGAGATTTCCAAATATGCCGCAGCCGTTGGTGCAAAGGTGGCTTCCAATTCAAAAGGGCATTATGACACCTCCTGCTTCATTGAGCGCAACGGCAAGTTCGTTTACATCAGCCACTCTTCCGGTCTGTCACGAATGGGCAGCGGCGTAAGAATTGAACTCGATTCGTTTCTGATACGGACAGCTCAAAATGGAAAGGACTACCGAGGGGGATGTAACCAGTATTGCGACATAGCAAATTTACAGTCTATGATAGACGGTTTGTTGGGGAAATAAACTGCAAAAAAGATGCGGAGCCAACCAGTTCCGCATCTTTTTCTTTCCATCCTTACCGGCGCATACCGCTGCCGTATTCTGCCTCTTGTAGTTCTGCCCGATACTCTTCCAGCTCGTTCAGCTTCTCGTTCACGGTTTGCAGATTGGCATCCAGCCCGACATTGTGGTCGTAAGGGAAACGATGCTGCGCGACCAGCCCGGCATTGGTGGGTTGCCCGACATCAAGCGTATCGGATTCCTTGTTATATTCGACATATAGCACTTCACCGTTCGGCATCTCGAAGGCCGGAATCTTTTGATACGCCAAAGCGGAGAACTGTTCCGCCGCCATCTCCCTGGCAACCCCTTTTATTGTATCTCCGGCAATATCGACACCGTAACGCCGGATATGGTCTCGGATTTCCTGCTCCGTGAATTTCAACATCACCTCATAAGTACCCCCGACACTCCCGTTATACACGACAGCGAAATTCTTGTCATCGACAATAAGGCTGTCACCCTTGTTGTTCGTAGCCGACGGATAAGTATATTTTTCGTTGATTCCGTTGCCATCGTAATACTCCTTGGCAAGCGTCAGCAATCCCTCATAATCGCCTTTGTCCCTAAGTTCGTCAAGCTGTCTCGTGTCATCCGAAAATTGGAGATACGCAACAGAAGAATAAAATGTCTTCTCCTTTGCTGCCGCTCCGTTTTCCTGCTTCTCGCCGACATTTTGTTCCAGTTCTTGCGCTATCTTATCCACCTTCTGGGTAATTATCGAGGTTGCCCTTTTCACGTCCAAAAGCGTTGTCTTGATGAATTGCGGCGATTCCTTCAGCTCATCGAGCCATCCTTTGAGGTATGCGCAACTGTCCTCCTTGATATGCTTGGTCATGCCGTAACGCTGTGCGACCAGTGCGCTGCCTAACTCTGCCACCAGTTCCTCACGGGCATATTCAGGAGAACCGAAAGTTGTCGGCTTGAACCTGTCAAGTACGTTTTCCGCTCCGGTGGAGTGCGTCATCTCGTGGAACAGTGTCCCGTAGAACGATTCTCCCGATTTGAACTGCTCCTTTTCGGGTACGATGATTTCGTTCTTCGTGATGGAATAGTAGGCGTCATTCTGATATTTCGGCGTAATCGGACAAATCCACAGGTTATCCCTTATCATCGTATCGACTGGGGCAAAACTGAAATGCTCGCCCTCCTCGATTGCCGGACGCGAATTTTCTCGCTCCAGTTTTTGCCACAGCTCCGGTCTCGCTTCCTGCAAGTTAGTCTGCGCGACATTGAAGACCCGGAACACCTGCATCTTCGGATAGACATTGTATTGTTCCTTTTCGTCATCGGAGAGTTTCTTGTAATCGTCATACTTGATTTTCTCCTTAGTCTCCTTATGGATACAAGTGAACGTGGTGAGCATGACCGGAAAGGATTTTTCACCACGAAGCACGGAGACACGCGGCAGTTCCTCTCCATCCTTTCCGGGCTTATTGAGCTTCTGAACACAATCGAACGTGCAGAAACGGGGAATCTTGTACCCTTCTTTCTCGCAGTGCAAAAGCAGCATAAAAGCATTCATCCCGTTGTACTCGCGCCCGTGAAGGTTGCGGGGCCACTGTAGCGTACCCTCCGTAAACCAAGGCTTTTTCCAGTCCTTTTGAATGCCCTCGATTTTCTCGATCATCATTTCGGCGAACAGGTCAAGAGCCTTGTCCTCGCTGTTCGGTCCGTCGGCATTCTTCTTTCTGTAACCGGCCATAACCCTTATTGATTATAGTTAGACGAATCCGCCACATATTGCGTCAGTTCCTCCACCTTGCAGGAAAGGTTGATTTTCCCGTTGTGTGCCGACAGGTTCATTTCACCTTTGGCATCCACCTTTACACCCGGCTGCAACCACGCTTCGCGCTCCTTACCGAAACAGAAGAAGCGCACCCACTGGTACTCGAAGCCGTCATCGACCTTCTCTGCGCTAAACGCCGAGAACACCGTATAAGGCTGGTCTTTCTTATCCCTTTTTTCCTCGATGTTCTGGCCGACCTTACCACGAAACACCAGCTCGCCCTTGACGCAATCCGCATCATCCGTAGCGGCATTGCAGATTTCATCGGCGAACAGGTTGAAATATAGCTTGTCGCCCCGGCGTTTGAGATACATCGTACCCCTCACTTCTACACGGGAGCCGTTCCGATAACCGGCGGCTTCCTCCTGACAGCCCTCCTTGCGGACATCCACCTCGATAGTGTACCCGCCACCCGTCGCCGGAATCTGTACCCGGAGCGGAAACACCAGAAATTCTTTCTCTTCTTTGTTCTTGCGAACCGACGCATCGCGGCCGATAACGCCGCATACCGTAACATTACATTTAATCATCTGTTTTTTGTCTTTAATGATACATGGATCATCCGGACAAGTGATACATGGGTTGATTGATGTTGAACTGTTGTAGGGTGCGGTCAGTCGGGTGCGCGTATCATCGCCCAGACCATCCATCCGGCGATGGCTAATTGCACGCCCACGACAACGAGCGTCCCGATCCATCCCAACAGTAGGTAGCAGAACCGGAGGTGCAACGCAAGGAGGGAAACTCCCGCCAGACACTTGCATAGCTGTATCATCACGCATTTTATCATATCACCATGCCTTTATCTTCGCAGGTTTTCCGTTTGTCCCTGTTGCCGGGACATCCCTTGCTCGAAATTCTGTGAGGCTGCTTCCGACAGGATAACCGTATTCAGCATACCGGTTACACGTATCTGTTTGGCCTCTTCCGTGAGTGTACCGTTGTTCAACGTGGCAGACAACCGGTTCAGCTCGGAAGCGGTCAACTCCCGCGAGACACGCAGTTCCCCGTTGTCCGCTTTCAGAATGGCCTTGCCGTTCTCGCCGATAGTCAGGTCGCAGTTCTTCATATTCGGCAACAACGGCTTCAGGTCGATGGTACGAAGATCCATCGCGGCGGATATCATCGCCTTCTGTTCCTCTTCGTTCCGGTTGTCAATCTGTGTGGCCAGCAGCATCAGGGAGGCGAAAGCGGTCATCGCCATCTCCACAATCGGGTCGTTGCATCCCGACATTCCCACACCGCTATCCTCCGACGAAAGGAGTTTTTTCATCCATCCGTCTGGCGAAAGGTTCTTTTCAGGCACGGTATCTTCCGCCGCCTTGTATTTGGCGAGCAGGTCATTCCCGTTGTGCAGCATTTGCAATTTGATATGTCCTTTCTGTGCGATTTCAGCCAGATACGCCGCAGGGTCTATATCCCGTTTCGTCCCGTCGGCATAGATATTCTTCACACCGAAATGCAGATGTTCCCCAGTCGTCCGTGTTCCCGTATTGCCTGATGTGCCAAGCCGTCCGCCGGCCTGTACCGTATCGCCGACCTTGACGGAAATCTCCTTGAGGTGCATATAGATACATTGTACCTTGCTGCCGTCCGTCCGGGCATATTCCACCGTCAGCGACTTGCCGCTGGGCGTATTCTTGTTCTGGTTTACCGCCACGACCTTACCGCCGTTCTCCGTAGCCAGTACCGCATCGCCTTTGCAACGTATATCCACGCCCTTGTGCATCTGTTGCTTTGTGCCGTCCAACGGGTCTTGCCGTGTTCCGAACGGAGAGGTAATGAACAGAAATTCCTCCCGTTCCACCGGGAACGAATACCCCGTTCCATGTTCCGCACTCTCGGAAGTCTGGAGCGGATTGTGTTCCACCCCGAACTGCCTGCCTTGTGCCGCCATCTCCTGCATCACCTGCCTGTCATACTGCTGCAAGCCGTTCTGCTCAATGATTTTTTGCAGGTTCTCGGCATACTTGCCGCCTGTGGCGTAACCGGCTTTCTCAATGCTTTGTGCCCAGCCCTTGTAATCGTCCGGGGAGAGTTTGAAGCAACCGGCATAGCGGCTGTTCTCCTTCAAAAAGCGGGAGTGATGCTCGTATGAATCACCCACGCTGTCATAACTGCAGAACTTTTCATTCGGCTTATCATCGGTGTAGATTCCGTATTTGCCGCCTCCGGCAATCCACGAGGGTGTCGCCTTGATGCCGAAATGGTTGTTCTCGTTCCTCGCCAGACGGCTCTGTCCGTTGCTGCTTTCCAGTATGCCTTGCGCCAATGTGACGGAAGCCGGAATGCCATACCTTCGCATCTGTTCCATCGCATACTCCGCGTACTGTTGTGCATATTCTTGATTCTTGATCATAATCGTCACTCCTTATCTATGAATACCCCTATGTGTTTCCTGCTCGTCCTGCCGTTTATCCTGTAGCTCTATCTCACTGATGGCGATACGCTCACCGGCACGGACAAGTTTGGGCAGATAGCTGTCCAGTTGCGTCCTTGGGAACTCTGCGAAAGTCGAAAATCCACGTTCCGGATATTTCTTCATCGTAATCCCCAATATATCAGCTCCCTTTGCCGCATCCTCATTATAAAGCCGGTACACTTCTCCTGCACGAATCAGATACAGGGCGTCGGGATGCTTTTCCTTGAGGTTGTCCCAAAACTGCCGTTTCGGAGACATATTTTCATCATTCGTCTCTTCCGACCGATTTTCCGCCACCGTCTCATTCTGTTGCTGTACCTGCTCTTCCGCTTTCTGTTCCCCGACGGATTGTCCCTTTTGCAGCACATCGGCAAACAGCGTGGCCGCCAAATGCCGCTTGTAGCCGTCCCGGTCTTCCGCCACCCACATCCGTTGCCACTGCTGTGGAGTGACGCTGCGGGGCTGCAGCTTTTGTCCGTCGATGGTTGCCACACACTGGATTCCATCCTGCCTGGTCTTGAAGATGGCAACATGCTGAATACGGTTCAGGTCAATCTCCGGCGTATCGCTGCCGAACAAATCCACTTTCAGGTCGGGCTTGACCTCCGCCAGTGCATAATACTTGTGCGCCAGCTCCATCCGTACCTTGTCGATGTTGTCCATCGCCTGCTTGAGCGTGGAGAAAAAACGGTTCACATCCTCCTTATCGGGATAGACGCTGTACCCCTCCTTGTTTTCCGGCTTGATATAGAGTGCCCAACGGTTCTTGTCGTCCTGAATCATCTGCACGGCATCGAACCCGACCTCATTCGCCCGTCTGACCGCCTCCGACACGTCCAGCGTGGAGAGCTTTTCCAACGTGTAGTTTCTTAACCGGGCCAGTGTCACCATTTTTTCATTGAAATAGCTGTCATCGGGTCTGTAGCCCAATGCACCGTCAGTATTATAGAAACGCACCTGCTCAATAGCCTCTTTCTGCAATGCCCGTTCGATACGTCCCTTGTTCATGCCGGGAATCTCGTTGTTCGCCTCGGTCGAAGCTCCTGCCGGCAAAATGACATCTGCCGATTTTGCCTCCCGGTCTATGACGAGGACGATGCTTTTCGCCGCTTTGTCCGGGTGCTGGCGGATTTCATTCGCCACAAAGTAATGCTTGGGCATCTGTTCCTGCATGGTCGTGGTCTGCCGTCTGTTTCGCAGGGTGGCGTACTCAATTTTCTCGCCCCGTTCCGCTTTTCGGATAACATCAAGCGCATTGTTCACGTCGCTTTCGAGAGCGTCCATCATACACGGGTTTTCCTTGAACTCCCGACACCAGTAATCCACCGTCTTCAGGCTTGCATCGGACAGACGCGCGGGCAGTCCCAGTTCCAGCATCTTGATACCCGAAGCCAGTTCCACGACCAACCTTTCATATTTTATCGCATCCTCTGACGGAGCCACGCCATTCTTCATGACCATGCCTTCACGGGCAAGCCGCTGTTGATGCCCTGTGGCACTCACGATCTGCCGCAAGGCTTCCTGCACATAATCGTGGTAATGCTCAAAATCCTTTTGACGCGGCATATAGACCGCATCTTTGTCTGTCTCGTAATGAGGAACTCCGCTACCATCCGAGCGCACGGGAACGAGGTTGTCCCGCATCTTCAGCAGAAAATCGTTGAACCGGGTGCGCAACCTGCGGTTGTCCGCCTCGGCATATCCTCTTTCCTGAACACTGCCGTCCTGCTTTATCGCATCCTCGTAAGCCGGCTTGTCAACGTAGGGCAACGTCGTCTGGTCGATATTGAAAAGCGTGCGGATCTCCCGGTTGTGGACACCCTTGAACTGTGCCTTATGCTCTTCGTCCAATTGGAGATAGGCGGTGCGGTCGATGGTTTCATTCGGGTTGTTCCGGTTGACATACTTGTTCCAGTTATAGAACAGGAACGGTACGCCCTGCTCATGCTCCCGCACCGCAGCACCCCGTGCCTTGGTTTCACTGTAAAGCGTGAACAGGTTGGTCTTGCATCCGTTATTGTCCGAATGCAAGGCCATAAAAAGGGCATTGAATGGGCTGGCCGAGACCCCTTGCGGATAGAGCCGGGGAAATCCCTTGCCCGATACGTTGAGCCAATGGCCGCCGGCGTTCGATGCCCCGCCCAATGCGGCGGACAGCAGTTCCGCCTGCCTTGCTTCGGCCTTCTTTTCGATTTGCGACTTTTCTTTCATATCATCATGCTTTTGTTATTCCTGGAATTATTGGATGCCCCGTGTGCGCACAATCGTTTCCCGCTGTCCGTCGTCGTAATTCTGCGAGGCGATATGGCGCAACTGGTCGCTCTTGGCAAGCACGGCGTTCGCCAGCGTATTCAGTGGCAATGCCCCTGCACGGTAAGCCTCCGCGACGGTCGGCGTGAGCTGGATGGTACAAGGCATACGGTCTATCGTGGCGATGAGCGTACTGCCTTGCAATACCGGATTCACGATACGGGGATTGAGCGGTTCGTCGGAATAGCGGCGGTACTGTTTGTCCGTATATTCGGCAGCGGACGGCATAGGTCGCCCCAACGCCTCGTGTCCCGCCTTGTTCAGCAGGTTTGCGCCGCCCAGACCGACAAGGAGCATCTTCAGCAGCGGGTTACGCACGAACAGACCGGCCACAATACTCGCTATCGGCAGCAGGTTGTCCCCAAAGCGCAACGATTGTGTCTTGCCGGTAAAAGCCCCCAACAGGATGTCGGGCAGCATAGCCATGACATATCCGAGGTTGCCCGTGATATCGCCCAATCCCTCTAATCCCAACGTACCGAGCAATCCGCTCCATCCGTTCGTGTTGGTCTGCACAGCTTCTCTCTCTTGCTTTTCTTCCTCACGTGGAATAACCACCTGCCGTTCCTCTTTCTCCACTTTTTCCCACTGTTCCATTTCCGGCTGTGTTGACTCCTTTTTGGCAGTTACAGTCGTTGCATTCTTATATTTCTCCAAATGCTTCAAATAGGCTTCTTCCTGTCCGGGAGCGACGATGAGCGGCACATCCTTGTACCGTTCGGCACGTTCATTTTTCTTTTCATGGTGTCCGAGCATTTCGGACATTTGAAAAGGGGTAAACTTTGGTGCCTGCATCCACTCCAAAAAATTAAAGTTCATCACAGGTGTTTTTTTCTTCAACTGCTCGTTGGCCGCCACAATAAGCGCACTATCACCCGCCTGTACTGTTGCAGCCTCCTTACGGAAGTCCGTAAACACGTTCCGTTCGCTACCGAACACTCCTTTACTGATACATTGCTCCACAGAGAGCTTGGGCGACTTTTCAGGCTCGAAGCGTGAGGCAACGGCCGAGATAGCCACGTCCGCCCCGACAAACTTTGCCAGTGTCGCCCACGAACCCACACCGCCCATCATGACGGTATCCGCCGTTGCTCCTAACACCCGTCCTGCACCCTTTTCCCAACCATTCGGACGGTAGGCGGCTTCACCCCGTGCCTCGATTTCCTCGGCCAGCGGCGAGCGGTTCAAGGTTTGCGAAAGTCCGAGCAGGCTCGATTCGGCAGCTTTGCGGATGATGTAGTCGGCTGACGATTTCGGCATTCGCTCCTTGACCAGCCGGTCAATCATCTGTTCCTCCACTCGGTAGTCCATATAGGCGTAGGCAAGATCACCGCCCAATTGTTCCGACAGTTCGTCATACCGCTCACGCCCGATTTCCCGCACGACGGTATCGCGCCACTGTCCGGCCATGTATGCGAGGTCTTGCTGTATCTCCTTGGAGCCGGTAATCTCTGCCTTGCACATTGCGATGTAGTCCTCCGTCGTCTTCGAGTTCCATTCGCCTGTAACCTTGAGTACCTGGTACGGGTCGCCCATCGGCTGTGCCGCAGACGCCATCGCGCTGAGTATGCCGCCCAATGAGGTGGAATACTCCCTCATTTCCTCGCCCTGCTTCTTCGTGAGATAAGCCTGCGTTTTCGACATGACGGGAGCGAGATGGCAATGGAAATAATCGTTCACGAGACGTTCTATTTCCGCGAATTGCCGGCTATATTTGATTCCATCCATATTGTGTACTATATATTTATCTGTTTCAATAACTGTTCTTTCGTCTGCTCGATGGCGTTGTGGTAAACCTCCATCTGCCGGGGAAAGAACTCTTCCAGCCATGCGTCCTTCTCGATGTTGTCCTGCATGAACCGTATTGCCTGCTCCCGTTCGATTTCGACGGATGTCTCGCCCTCTTCCCGGTTGTTGAACCATGCCTTCGTCCACCAGCGCACACCCGCCCGGTCGGGATAGACCGTGACAAGCCTCGGTATGTCGAAGCTCTGTATGTTGATGTCCAGTTCCGCCAACGGGTCTATGATGCCGCCATAGGTCAGGGCTTCGTCATGGAGTTTTTTTTTATGTCACTGCCCGCAGTGGAGAGGTACACATCATGCCGCAAGGCGAGGTAATGCAGGAAATCCGCAATAAGGAGGTTCTGCACCTTGCAGGCCAGTGGCAGGGCTTTGTGTCCCAGTCCGAGCGGATTGGCCATGCTTGGCATATTCTCGTAGAAATACTCCTTCATCGCGCCCACCGTGAAGATGTGGCGTAGCGATTGTTCCGTATTCCGGGGTAAGGTGTATGTCCCACGTCGCAGATCCTCCATATAGTGCGGCAGGAAGCGCAGCATCAGTTCCTCAATCTCCCTCTTGTCCCGGTCGTAATCGGTTTTCAGTTTCAGACCGGAGAAATAGTCTGCCTCATGTCCTCCGGCTTGACGCATCGCCTGAATGTTCCCGTACAGCATCGTCAGGAACTCCAGCGGGTTCAGTTCCTCGCCCTTGAAACGCACGGCGATATGCAGCTTGTCGCCGCTCAGGGCCACCGTCTGCCCGGCTTTCACACGCTGGCCGAATTGGGCGAAGACATTGGACAGGTTTCCGTAGGTCACCTCATACTCCCCGTAGCGGATGGTCTGGCAGATGCCGTGTCCGCTATCATTGCCCACACCCGACACGATGCCGCTGGCAAGGGCGGAAAGCGTATAGCACCGCACGTTGAAGTCGATGCCGTGATGAAAGAATTTCTCGCCCGTCGCCGGGTCGGTCTGTTCGCCGTAGCCGAGCGACAGCTCCACGTCCTTGCCCTGCTGTTCCTCGAAAGGCATACAATAGCCGCTCTCGGATTGCAGGATCATTTCTTCTGTATATTTCATGCTGTTTCCATTTTGATTCGTATTCTATCTTCTCATTCCTCCATGTGCCTGTTCCCCTGCCGAAAAGTCAGGTGTACGGGTGCGTTGCACGTTTTCTGTCTCCGGCGTGCGGAAGACACCAGCATTGTTGCCGATGAGCATCATGCCGAGAAATGCGCCGGCAATCTTGCCCAGCCAGCCGAAGCGTCCGAATATGAGGAACGCCGCCGCAACCAGTCCGGCAATACTCAATCCGGAGACGTTGCCGCTGCCAAGGTTGCGGAAAAAGTTGCCGAACATATCAAGACCTCCGCCACCGGAGGCTTGTCGCAAAAAGTTCGACACGCCGTTCAGTTTGTTGTCGATGCCGGTTACCGCACCACTGACCGAACTGACGGCTTCTCCTGCCTTGCCCGTCAGTTCACGCACGCCGTCCGCCGTGCATGCAATGGTATCCGTGACGGATTCGCCCACAACGGCATCGCTCACGATACGCACCACGCTTTTGTCGGTGGTCAGCTTCTCCCAGCCCACATAACCGACCGCGCCGCCGATGGTCGCCGTCTTGACGGCCTGACCCGCGCCACGCAAGGTCTGCGAAGGGTGCAGCACCGCTTTCCCCATACTTTTGCCGGTAGCCGCCGTTGCCGTACCGACACCTTTTGCGGCCTTGCCGCTATATTTCAATAGTGTACTCCAAACGCCCATACGTTGTCTGTTTTTAAGGTCTTACATTTCTTCCTATCTGCCGCCAGCGTCTTTTGGCGGCTTCCACGATATCCCGTTTGTCGGCTGCCGGGCGTGCCCCCTCGTCGATTTCACGCCAGATGTCGCCCATCGTCGTGTATTTCACCGCCTTGGTCAGCCGTTGCAGTTTCTTGTTCATCATCTTGAGCTTCGGACGGATACCGAACACGATTTCCATGCGCTCCTTCTCCGTCATTTTGTTGTCTGACAGGCACGCCATGCGGATGTCATTCACAATCTCCACGCTGTTCATGATCAGTTCCCGGTAAATCCGGTTCCGTTGCGTGGAGAGGGCGACGGCCAGCGCGTTGGGACTATTGCGGCTTACCTGTCTGGTAAAGTCTCCCATATTGTCCGTCAGCCTTGATATTTCGTGGTAAAAACCGTATATCTGCGCTGCGTAGCAGATTATCGACCGGAAAGAGTCCAAATAGTTGTTGAACTCCCGTTGCAGGTCGGTCGTGGCTTTCACTTCCTCTTTCGTCCACAGGTGTCCGGTGGTCTGCATCAGCATGACCTTCTCCTGGTTCTTCAGCTCCTTTTCCGCCTTGTCGGTATAGAGCAGGATCATCCCGGCAAGCACGGGGTCGTTCTGTGCCCGAACCTTGCCGATACCGATGCACAGCAATAAGATGCCTATCCAAATCGTCCGTTTCATCATTCACCTGATTTTATCGTGCAAGGACGGCAGCCCTGCGCCAACGGGACATGGCCATCCGTGCCGCCTCTCCGTTGTTGCGGTCGAGCATCCCGGCCGTCACGTTGTTCCACACGTCATTGAGGGTATAGTACCGTATGCTCAGGTAGAGCAGGTGCAGCTTCCGGCTGAAAACCGAAAGTTTGTCGTTCAACGCCCACAAGGTCTTGCTGCGTTCCGCACCCGTGAGCATATTCTCTTTGCCGCCCTTGGCCACTGCGTCATTCAGGAGCGTGAAGACCGATACCAGTTCCGTTGCCGTCTCGATATACAGATTGTTCATGCTCATGGAGGCGATGATGCCCTGCGGGTTGTTTCGGATGGCGTTGCCCAATTTCCCTAACGTGAGAAAGATTCTCACGCCGTCGTTGTAGAGATGGGTGCAGGCTTTCAGCGATGAAGCGTAGCCGCTTACCGTCTTAAGATAACTGTTGTACTGCTTCTCCCATTTGTGGATGCGGTTAAACTCGGCGGCGATGCTGTTCTGCAGCATAGCTGTCTTCGTCTGACCATTTATCTGTTTCTCTATTTGGTCATTGACAACCTCGTTGCCCTCGGCCAACGCCATCCATTCCAACGGATTGGACGCCGTGATTTGGGCTTTTGCCCAGTGTGGCATCAGGCAGAGGGCAAAAATGACCAGACTAATGATTCGTGATTTCATATATTCCCTTTTTTCGTTTGTTATACTCGACCCGTTCCCGGATAAGCGTTACCACATCGAAGTTGTGTCTGATGCCTACCAAATCAAGCCGGGGTGTATTCCTGTCCATCGAGAAGATGCGTACCGTCTTTAGGCCGCAAAGCTGTTGCATGAGGCTTTGGTGTTCCACAAAGTCCACGATACGATATTGTTCCATGTAGTCCGTCTTCCGGGACAACACCCCATGCCGGCTGATAAGCTGCTCGCTGCCGATGTGGTAGCGTGTCCGGCGCAGATAGATGAAACGGTACAGTAATGCCAAAGAAAGTAATGCGGCAACCGGTACGGCAAGAGCTGTCAGAGGCAGTCCCTCCATGCCACCGTACACCCATGCTGCACAGCACAATACGATTGCTGGCAGCTCGTCGATGACGAACTGTCCGGCGTGCGGTTGCAGCACGATACTTTGGAAATGTCCTGTGGGTGCATCGGTCATCATCGGCGAAAGTATGTTTGTTGTTCCTCTTCCGGTGACTGTTCTCTCGCCTGTGTCTCATCGACCGTCTCTTCCTGTTTCTGCCCGGCCAAAAGCTGTTCGTTCCAGTCCTTGTTGGGATAGGTAGGCTGTTCACGGACAAAAAAGGCGTCATTCGCCTTGTCCAGACCAAGGAACTCCCGCAATCCTTCACGGAACTCCTTGTAATTTCCGTTCATGATATCCGTCTGTTCTCGTATGTCGTCCGGATGGCACAGGCCGCTCGAACGCATCGACATGGCTTCTTCCCATGCGGATTCATATTTCCCGTAGCTCGACCGCAAAGCGTCGGGCAGCAGGTCTATGTCACCTTCATCGAGGTTCTTGCCGTCAGCGACGGAATCCAGATAAGGCTTCCGCTCCGGTGTCTCCTCGATGGTGGAACGGACAGCCCGGTACATCTCCTGTTGCAGGTTCTTGGCAAACTCGATTCCCGCAAGGTCGGTATCGAAACAGATGTGTTGCTTGGCAGGAAGCGTGAGTGTGAGGACACCCCGCATCTGTTCCACCGTCGGGTTGCCGCCGGTAGATACGAAGACCGCTTTCCGCAAATCCTTGTCGTTTGCCTGATGAAGCTGGTAATAGGCCATCGCGTCGTAGGCACTCTCGAACCAGTAGATATGCTTGGCTTCGGTAAGCGTAGTTTTGGCTGGGCTGGCAATCCATAGCCCTTGGCTCGAATTGCTCCCTTCCGCCTTCCCTTTATAACTGCCGCTGCCATCCATGCGAGGGCGCCCTCGCTCTTCCAGACCGACAACCTGTTCCGTATCTTTCGGAACGGTCAGCGGAAAGGCGAGGTTGGTGTATTTCATGCCGTTCTCACGGTGTTTCGTCGCCAGACAGAAGTTCCGATGAAAGGCATACTGCGTGTAAAGGTCGATGCCCCGATGCTTGAAGAACGGATAGAACTTCTTTTGTGTCGCCCGATCCTGCGGATTGAAGTGGTGAATGTCGTAATCCGCCATGTCAAACGGCTTCACATCCCGTTTAGGCTGGATAATCCGGGTATCCCGGTCAGCGACGGGTTGGTTCAGCAACCGGTTACAGACAAGGTTTACCAGTCGGTCGGGAGATACGCCTGCACGGTATTCCGCGAAAAAATGCGGATGCTCCTTGATAAAGGAAATGATGTTATACGATTTCTGCTGTTGCGGTTTGAAACAGCATTTCCCTTGCTGCGTGACAATGAACTTATCGTTGCGGATGCGCCGCCCCTCGCTGTCCAACCGGACATACGAGGGATAGCGCAGGCCGTCGCGCCGGTTCAGGTGATAGCCCGCGTCGATAAGCACGTCCTGAATGTTCAGCCTGCGCAGAAAATCGTCATAAGTCAGTTCGCCCTCTCTCATGGTTTACCTCCCCATTCTCATATCATTGATTTCACGGTTCATTTCCGCCTCGAAACAACGGATGGCTACATCCCTCGGCGTATCGACACCCGGTTTGAAATACGGGCGTGGCGGACCGCCGAAACGCTCGCCGTAGAACTCCGGGGCATGGCAGTGATGATGGATGCCGTGCGCGACACCCGCCGCGACTACCGTACCTGCGGTGAGGGCGGCAAAGATTTTCGTGCCGAGACCCCGTTGTGCTTCCGGGCGTGTCTTCATGTCCACTTCGCTGAAAATCTTGGAAAAAAGTTTCATCCGGTGATAGTCATCCACTGCAAGGAACTTGTCGTAGTCCCGTTGGGTTATCTCATGGCTGATAGCCTGACCGTCGATAACGGCGGTCATCCTGTATTTCCCCTCAGTCTGTGCAGGTTGAACGGCTATCTGGCTCACTTCGACTTCCCGCCCGTGTTTCTCTTCCCGATACCATCCCTTGTTTTCATTCAGAAACTGGAGGTCACGCCCGTCCACCGCCGCACCGATATCTCCCTGTATGGATTCCTCTTGCTGTTGCAGCGAGGTTTCCACCGGCATGAAAGCCTCCTGCTCCTGCCGCTGGCGTTGTTCCAAATCCTGCTGTACTTCGGGATGCAGACCGATAGCGATGCGCTGATCGCTGTTGAGAGCCTCCATCGTCACTTTGTCGGAAAAGTCAGCCCCGATAATGCCGTTCAGCAGTTCCAGACGCTTTTCTACGGGTTGTTCCTCGATGGGTGCGGCAACCAGTGTCCTCACTTCCTCTTCCGTCAGGTCATAAACCATATCGGCTTGGACGCTTTCCGACTGCACGGTTAGCGTCCGCCTTTCCACATCCACGACAAGACCGTGCGAGGCAAGGCACTCCGCCCATTTCTCGTTGGAAAAATAGACCGGAGAGGCTATAAGCTCCTTGTACGGTCGTGCCGGTTCCTCGCTGCGTGGACGGCTGACCATCGGCGTGATAGCCGCCTGCAAGTCCTGCAGCACATCCCGTTGCTGTACGGGCTGCTCCTGTTGATGCCCCTTGTAATAGAAGCCGTAACCGCCTGATTGCAGTTCGCCGGGCTTCATGCGCCCGTCGGGGCGTTCGGGTACGATGGACGGCCCCGGAAAGAACAGTTGGCCGCCGACCCTGCGCAGGTGGAAGCCCCACTGGTTGCGAGGTGTCCAGCCAAGGAACGGCGGGGGCATTCCCATACGCCCCATGCGCCCGTACTCGCCGATGCCGATGCGGTAGCCGTGCAGCCCCATAGCCACACGACCGTTGGCATTACGGGCATGGACGAAGTTCTTGGGCATATAGAAGTCCTTGCCCACGATGCTCGTCAGCACGTTGTAGGCCTTCTTGTTGGCAGTGTTCGTTCCCCAGTCCGTGAGTGCCAACATCTGACGTTCGGTGATCGGATAGACCAGCAGGGGCGAGTCATGTCCCTGCACGATCAGCCGATACCCTGCATCGTCAAGTGCAACATGGGCTTGAAGCCCGTTGCGCATCAGCATATCGCGCATTTCGGGCTGCAAGTCCATCTGCCGGGGATTGGTATTCGTTCGTATCGCCATAGTCTGATTGTTTTCGTTATGCGTCTCCGCTTTCCATTGCTGCCTCCAACTGTTCGTCCTTGAAGCGGACGAACTCGGCGGCGGATTCGTTGCCGACTGCAAGCCCTTTTTCCTCGCAGTAACGGGCGTATTCCTCCTGCCAGTCGGCGGAGAAATGATTGACGTAATCGAGCCAGCCGTATTCGCCGCTCTGCATCTTCCCGACAAGTACGTCTTCGGGATAATATTCGTTCTGTGCCATAATGTACGGATTGATGTTTTACTTATGGAGAGCTGTCGCACGATTGCGCTCGCCGCTCTTCTTCTGTTCGTTCCACAGCTCTTCGGTGTAGTCTTCCTCCGAAACGTAATCAAGGTTACCGTCATCGTCCATGACCCAGCAGCCGTAGCACCCGAAGGTGTATTTGTCCCACTCTCGCTTGGGTTGGTTGCGCCATTGCTGCGCGTCGCCCGAACAGATGCGGATGCCGGTCTTGGCATGAAGGTCGATGCCCACTGTGGCAGGCTCGCCGCCCACGACTACCGTCAGCGGCTCGCCGTGCTGCATCCCGTTTACCTCCACCGTACCGAGGCGCATGACCTCGGCCAGCACTTTCAGGTTGCGTGCGATGATGGGCGTGGGGACATACATCACCTGTTTCGTCTCGGCGTCAATCTGTACGAAAGCCTTGCTGCTCCGTCCGTCCGACATTTCCACATCGGCGACAATCGCCTTGCCGTCGAGCAACTGTTTCTGCTGTGCTTCGTCATACCGCTCCAGTGGAGAGGATTTCAGTGCCGGATAGAACACCACATCCACCTGACCGTCGTCCATGCGGATAAAGGCAAAGCGGCTGCGGCTCTCGATTTGCCCGCCATGCTCGTCAGTGACACGCACGGGAAGCACGGGAGAATGCCGGCCGTTGCAGATGTCTTCCAACACACGCATCGGCAAGTCCTCGATCATTTCCCTTGTAAGACCGAATCGTTCCAGTGTCGAAAAGGGTAATTCATCAAATTCAATCTGAACTTTTTTCATACTATATTCATATTATAAAATTGTACTATACAAAGATAGAGACATCTTATTATGACGGACAAAAATACAGCTATATAAATGGTTGTAATATGCTGTTTTTATCTTCATTAGTACAATTATCTAATCAAAATCGTACTAATAGACGCAAAATATCAAACCAATACAAGAAATGACGGTAGTTTGTTTCCGACATGAAAATTCCCGTTATAACTTTGCCGAATGAGAAAAATTCTACTGATAGCAATATCGGGTATTTCATTCTGCACGATGCCCGTTCAGGCGCAGTTCGACACGATTGCCAAGACACCAGAAAGATACAAGGTAGAAGCCTTGCAGGAGGGTATGAAAAAGCCGGAGCCGACACCCGAAAGCATGGCTCCTGCACAGGAGACTTCGACAAAACCTGCCGATGAAAGTAAGAAGTTGTGGATTGACCGTTATCTCAGTGTGTCTTATCCATTGCAGCGCATCAGAATTACATCGCCATACGGCTACCGGAAAGACCCGTTTACCGGGAAGAGGAAGTTCCACGGCGGTATCGACCTGCACGCACGGGGCGAGCAGGTATTGGCCATGATGGAGGGGGTGGTCGTCAAAGTGGGACAGGACAAGACGTCCGGCAAGTATGTGACACTGCGGCACGGAAATTACACCGTCAGCTATTGCCACCTTTCACGGGTGCTGGCCGCCAAGGGTACGGTAGTCCGTCCCCGCGATGCCGTCGGTATTACCGGCTCGACCGGACGAAGTACAGGCGAGCACTTACACGTCACCTGCAAGCTAAATGGCAAGAATATCAATCCCTCGGTTCTCTTCGATTACATCAAATCCATGCAGCAGGAGTGTGTGTCGGCATTAGCTGGACTGTTATAGGGCTGTTAAGCCAACACCTCGTCCAGGTGACTGTAATTCAGAAGTTTGATTTCTCCAGCAGTATTTTCGAGTGTACCCGCATAGGCCACCGCCTTACCCAGTATGGTTTCTTTGACCCAGCCGTCCATCTGTTTCAACGCCTTCTCGAAGTCCGCATGGTAGGTCATCGCCGACTTGATTTCAATACCGTATAGCCCCGAATGTTTTTTCAACAGCAAATCGACCTCGTTCTGGTTCGAATCCCTGTAAAAATAGAGGTTGCTTTCCTTGCCTTGGTTATACCGCCGCTTCAAGGCTTCCGTTACGATGAAGTTCTCGAACAACGCCCCACGCATCTTGTCCCGTGCAAGCTGTTCCGGCGATTCGATGCCGAGCAGGTGACAGGCAAGCCCTGTATCCGTAAAATAGAGCTTGGGAGTTTTAGTCAGCCGTTTGCGTGTGTTCTCGAAATAGGGAGGTAGCAGGAAAACAATATAAGATGCCTGTAAGACGGACAGCCATGCCGTAACGGTATGTGAACTGACACCGATTTCGTTGGCCAGTTCAGAGGCTTTGAACAGCGATCCGATACGTCCGGCGCAAAGCCTGATGAATGTGTGGAACTGCATCATGTCCTTGATTTGTAGCAGGTCGCGCACGTCCTTGTCCAAATAGGTTTTCATGTACGCCGGATAAAGAAATTTGGGTATGTTACGGCCCGAATAAATGGCAGGGTAAAACCCGTTAAACAGCAGGTTGTCAAGAGGCGTATCGGTGACCTGCTCCCGTATTTCGGAGTATGACAGGGGGAGCAACTCGAAAACGGCGGTACGTCCTGCCAACGACTGCGTAACCTTTTTCAGCATGGCAAACTGCGAACTGCCCGAAAGGATAAACCGCCGGTCGGCATCATTGTCCACCATACCCTGAATATACGACAGCAGGTTCGGAGCGTTGTGTACCTCGTCGAGAATCATGCCCTCCGTGTGCTGGTTCAGAAAAGCGACCGGGTCGTTTTCGGCGAAACTCCGGACATCAAGATTTTCCAACGAGTAATACGGCAGGTGTGAGAACAAGTTGCGGAGCAGCGTCGTCTTTCCGGACTGGCGCGGTCCTGTTACCGTAATGACTGAAAAATAGCGGTAAGCCTCTTCTATCACGGCGGATAGCTCCCTGTGGATATATTTTGTCTCCATACTGTTTATGCAATTTTGAAATACAGCTGCAAAATTACATAAAATACAATACACCGCAAATTTTTCAGGGTATTTTCTCACATCCCAAGCCGTTTTTTCTATCATATACGACTCTTCTTTTTTACAAAATCCTTGCTTTTACCGGCAGGTCATTCTTTACTCTTTTCGTCGGCGAATGTAGGACGAAGCGCATAATCGCCAAGCCGCATTGCATTCGGATGACGAAAACAGACTGTTACACGGTCGGTTTTCTATCCGGGTTTGGCTTATGATGCCACAGCTTCATCCTCTGGCTGCCTCAAAAAGCTGAAAACAAACCTGCACGGCAAACGAAAGCAGGGAAAAAGAAAAATCAGCATGATAGTTCAACCAATTAAAAGTAAACAAGTATGGTAGAAGAAATTAGACAAGACGACAAAGTGATATTATCGAGCGAAGACGGTTTTTCCGTCCCTATGATTTTCAACAACCTTTGTGGAAAGAATTTCATTGGCAAAGAATACAAGGACTATATCAGGCATATAGCCTTTGAGGAAATGGGACTTAAGCCGGGCATCGTGTCCCATTATCGGGACGGTGTTCTATATAAGAACGGCACAATCCCGGAACTTTGAACAGGTAAACCAAAATAGGAACAGCAAAAATCAAAATTTATACAAATATGGAAACAACAACTATTCATCCGGCAGAAGCCTATCTCCGAAACGAGCAGAATTCCACCTCTTTATATGTAAGGATTGCAGGACAACGTAGGCGATTATTCATCAACCGCAATGAAAACGTCATCGGCATTATTGCGCCAAGAAAACGAAAAAGCGGGTACATCTTCACGGATTGGGCAAGCATTGAGAAGATATACTATCCGTCATCCTCTCCCGAAGATGCAGCGGACATAGGAAAGAAACAGGTCTTGAAATACCAGAAACTTGCCCGACTTGCCACGCATACGAATGATTGGCTTCGCAAAATCGCTAATGCCGATTTGGATAAATCCCTCTACGAGAACCGCATCACGACCGGCACACGCATCGACGGCAAGTGTATCGGACTTGCCACCATCGAGAAGTATTGCGGCAGTTGGGATATGGCTCGTTTCAGAACGGCACTGAAGCAAGGCGAAAAGTTTTCCACCGGACGCTTCGACTTTTGTGGCTATGACGGTACGTTATGGTGTGAGCCACGCGAAAATGGAGATATGGCGGCTGGATTCAGCAAAGAATACAGGAATTGTGGCAACGGCTACTATTATCTGCTTATCAACGATGAATACATGATAGGCTATGACATAGACTGAGTTATATGCAAGACCATATCGGGCAAAGTCTCGGTACGGTTTGTTGTTCCGATCGACCAACGGCCTTTTATAAAATTCCTTTCTCCCTCATATAGCCTTACATCCTGCGGCCAGTTTGCTTCAAGCAGCCTCACGCATTTTGTGTAACACGTTACATAAAGTGCGTGAAGCCCCTTTTTGCAAAAGGACGGACACGGACAGACTTGGCATTACAGGGGGCGGGATAAATCCTGCCCTCTGTAGTCCCAAGACAGTCCATCGGAAAGTCCGTCCCGGCTGGCCGCCTCACTCTTTTATTCATAAATCTTTCCTTTTCTAACGGATTCCCATTAAACCCAAGTCCGCTGCCGTGCGACCTACGGAACAGAATTTTCCGCAAAGGTAACCGGCGGCTCCAATCCTGCCAATGCCGGCATACTGCCGCAAATGACACGTAAAAATCTTCCTCTCCGCTGTCGAGCGTATTTTTCCGGATCAGCCTTGTCCGATTGTTCCCCGCCACCTTCTGAAAGCAGAAAAATCTTCCCGGCGGTCGCAAACAGACCGAACAAAGGGAAATAGTAATCTTGATTCATGAGTATTACAAAAACAATAATAAGTATGGAAATATTAAAAATAGTAATTCCCAAGTGGAATATAGCGGAAATTACTGGCTATGACCCGATGACAACCTTTTGGCAGGACTTCTCTATGGCAGACAAGTTCGGGAATGAAGCCATAGCTGACACATACAGAAAGGTTAAGGCAGAATGGAAAGATAACTACAAGCATTGGACAGAGCTGTGCCTTGTACTTAATCACAAAATTTGGCAATGGCACGAGCGGGACAACCAGAAAGCCACGCTCTATGACCGCCGAATGGCCAGACGAGCTGCAGGAGTATTACTTTCAAATAACGGATTAAAGCAATCGGTAGGACGGTGTGAAGTCTCCCCACTATAAACTCAAAACTATGACCGCTCAAGAAAAGATACAAAAAGTAACGGAAATATCCCAAAGCAAAGGCTGGAGTATAAGTGTGGATGACAAAAATAAATCAAATATTCAGTTCGACTTCCAACGCTATACCAACTATGGGCAGGATTTTAATTTCAGTGCCGAAATGAAATGTGAGGACATTGATACCCTCATTGCTGACATGGAACAATATTTCGAGGGTTTTGACCCGGATTACGAAGCCTATCTATGGATTGGAAATGATGGGCACGGTAAAAATGGCGCACCTTACCACATCAAGGACATTGTATCGGATATGGAGGAAGCGGAAAAACAAATACACGACTTGTTGGAAGCACTTGAGACAGAATTTATCTAATGCGCATGATGATGATTTATAAGACTAATTCCAAAATGAGCTTATTTTGCTGTTATACAACAAATACTAAATGTAGTATATACTAAGGTTAGTAAAGTAGGATATTAGGAAATATCCCATCAGAAATGATAGAATGCACTACATTTAGTCAATCAGTATTTTAGTATAGTAGTAGATACTATAATACTAAAATATACAAAAGTAGTAAAATAGTATACACTAATAATAGTAAATACTAAAAATAGTATTATCTTTGTATCAGATATAAAGACACGAAATTATGACAAAAATAATCGCAGTTTTGAACCACAAGGGCGGTGTCGGAAAGACAACTACCACCATCAATCTTGCTGCCGCATTGCAGCAGAAGAAAAAGCGTGTACTGCTCATCGACATGGACGGTCAGGCAAACCTCACGGAATCCTGCGGTCTCTCCATCGAAGAGGAACGGACGGTGTACGGAGCGATGAAAGGCGAATATACCTTACCGGTATTCGAGTTGGAAAACGGTCTTTCCGTTGTACCGTCCTGCCTCGATTTGTCGGCGACAGAATCCGAGCTTATCAACGAGCCGGGGCGGGAATTAATACTAAAAGGGCTGATTGCAAAATTGCTTGAAACCCGTAAATTCGACTATATCCTGATTGACTGTCCGCCCTCGCTGGGTTTGCTGACACTGAACGCCCTCACATCGGCGGATTTCCTGATTATCCCGGTACAGGCGCAGTTCCTCGCCATGCGCGGAATGGCAAAGATTACAAATGTGGTCGGGATTGTCAAGGAACGTTTGAACCCAAACCTAAATATCGGCGGCATTGTCATCACCCAGTTTGACAAGCGCAAGACGCTCAACAAAAGTGTGGCGGAACTAATCAGCGAATCGTTCTGCGACAAGGTATTCAAGACCGTCATCCGGGACAATGTATCATTGGCCGAAGCTCCGATAAAAGGCATGAATATCTTTGAGTATAACAAGAACAGCAACGGGGCAAAGGACTACATGGAGTTAGCAAAAGAAGTGTTGAAATTAAAATAAAAACGATATGGGCAAAAGTGATTCATTGAAAAACGGCATGAGAAGCGGACTGGACGGCTTGCTGTCATCCACCGGGAAGTCCACGCAAAAGAAAGAACCTGCACCGGTCAAAACGGAAAAAGAGCCTGCTGTACATTGCAACTTTGTCATAAACAAAAGTATTCATACCCGGATGAAGTACCTCGCCATCGAAAAGAATATGTCTCTACGGGACATCGTGAACGAGGCGATGAAAGAGTATTTGGAAAAGCACGAGAAATAACCGGTACGGCGGTTGTAGTCCCCATCCGATATACCTTTTATAGCATACCGCTATCTTATGGGCACGTCCACAAGGTAGCGTTTTTCCTGTTTATACCCTCCTGGGTGTTCTCCTGTTCTATTACCTCTTATAACCGCATGGTTGTATTACTTTTTTATTTATTCCACTTGCCGCTTGTCCGGCCTCGTTCCTGCCATCGCCGGTTGGTTTTCCAGACGCAAATTTGGACTGCCGCGCTTGATTTCACCGCTTTGAAGTGCATTTCTCGTAAAATTCTTCCTTCCTGCGAAAGAGTAATTTTCCGGAAAAAGCGTTGAAAATAGCTTGTTCGTCAGTCCCTTGAAGCATCTGTAAATCCCAAGCGGTTCAGGCAGAGAAAAGAACCGAAAAAAGGGAAAATAAAAAAATCAAATATCAACCAATTAAATTTTATGATTATGGCAACAACAGCAGTTCAAGCAGTAGAGAAGAACATCACATCGGTAGCATTGGCAGACATTCAGCCGAGTAACTACAACCCACGTAAGAACTTTGACGAGACAAGCCTTGCGGAACTTGCCGAGAGCATCCGTCAGCAGGGAGTGCTTCAGCCTATCGGTGTGCGCCCTATTGCGGACAACCGTTTCGAGATTGTATTCGGAGAACGCAGATACCGTGCTTCCCTCATGGCTGAATTGGCGGAAATTCCGGCTATCGTCATGGAAATTTCAGACGAGACAGCCGAGGAAATGGCGATTACCGAGAACCTGCAGCGTAAGGATGTGACCCCGATTGAGGAAGCCAACGCCTACCAAAAGCTCATAGACAGCGGTCGCCACGATGTACAGTCCTTGACCGTGCAGTTCGGCAAGACGGAGGCATATATCCGTACACGACTTAAATTCGTTTCCTTGATACCCGAAATCGCTTTGCTGTTGGAGCAGGACGAAATCACAATCAGCGTGGCAAGTGAAATCTGCCGTTATGGGGAAGAGATACAGCGTGAGGTGTACGACCAACATCTGAAAGAGGGGGTGCAGTACAATAGTTGGCGAGGCATGAAAGCTTCCGAGGTGGCACAAAGCATCGAACGGCAATACACCGCAGACCTCAATCGCTATTCATTCGACAAAACCCTTTGTCTTTCATGCCCTCACAATACCAATAATATGATGTTGTTCTGTGAGGGTGGTTGCGGAAATTGCGCCAACCGCGCTTGCTTGGTGGAAATGAACACATCGCACCTTACCGAAAAGGCTATGCGGCTCATGGAACAGCACCCTGCCGTTCCCCTCTGCCACGAAAGCTACAATTACAATGAAGCTGTCATCGACCGACTTACCGCTATGGGCTACGAAGTGGAAAGCCTTAAAACCTATGCAACGAAATACCCCGAAAGCCCCCAAGCACCTCAAAAAGAGGATTATGATACCACCGAGGAATACGAGGATGCAGAAAAGGATTACGGGCAGGAATTGAACGGTTACACCGAAAAATGCGAAGCAATCCGCACCCGAAGCGAAGCAGGAGAAATCTCCCTCTATCTCCGTATTGAGAGCAACGACATTACACTGTGCTATGTTGCAAATACCGCTACCACCGTAAACGGTACAGCAACCGAAATGCCGCTTTCACCTATCGAGAAGTTGGAAAAGCAGGACAAACGCAACAAGGAGATTGCCCTCGAAAAGACCGTTGAAGACACCAAAAAGCGGATTTTAGAGGTCGATATGTCAGAGCGCAAATTTGGACAGGACGAGGAGAAAATGGTGTATTTCTTCCTGCTCTCCTCACTCCGCAAAGAGCATTTCAATGAGGTGGGAATTGAAGATAAAGGTTCTTATTACTACCTTACGAGCGAGGACAAAATGCGCATCATCGAGAACCTTACCGCCAAGCAGAAAGCCGTTATCCGCAGGGATTATCTGATTGCCAATTTCAAGGACGCATTCGGTAACAACGCCACAGCCTCCCTGTTGCTTGGCTTCGCCCAAAAGCATATGCCCGAAGAACTTGCCAATATCCAAGACGGATATAATGAAGTGTACGAAAAGCGGCACCAACGCATTAAGGAAAAAAAAGCCGCTTTGCAGGAACAAGCCACGCAGGAAGCGGAACAACCCGATGAACCGCAACCCGAAGCGGAAGCACAGACCGAACCGCAAACGGAAGAAATAGCTGCCTGACAAATGTTGTTGTCATAACGAATAGGGGGGGGGAAATCCGCCCTCTATTCATTTTTGTATGCTCCGGACAAAGGACCCAAGTACCTCTTTTAACTTTCTGACGAACCCGTCACCACCCACCCTTCCTCCATTCATAGCTTTCGTTTCCTCTCTTTTTTACCATTTTCAACTTCCCTTTTATAGCGTTTCCCCAGCTTCATTCCCTGTCAGCCCCGGTTTGGTTTTATCAGATGCAAAGGTCGGCCGTCGCGCTTGATCCGGCGGCTTGAAATGTATTTCCTGCAAATTCTTCCTTTCCCTGAAAGAGTAATTGGCAGGAAAAGCCTTCCGTATGAAGCTGTACCGACAGCCGTGTACCGCATCCATAAAATCCCAAAGCGGTTCCGACAGAAAGGAATCGAACGAAGGGAAAATAAAAACAAATCATTAAAATTCAAGATTATGGACAACATCAAGGAAAGCAAGGAGTACCAACTCGCCAAAGACTGGGAAAGAGCAGTGAACGATTACGGCTTCAATCCCAAACGGTTTGCAGCCGCTATCCCCGAAATGCACCCCACGCTGCAGCAAAGCCTTTACAGGTTGGTAAAGGAGTGTATCGTGGTCATGGCAGACGAGACACGCAATTACGATGACCGCAACCGTGCATCGCACGAAGAAGCGAAGCGTATCATGGAATACCTCAAGGCAAACGGGAGACATATCCCATTAAGATAACAGGCGTATGAAAACGAAAGAACTACAATTTGACGGCAATATCTACATCTGCCGTATCGTGAAATCCAACGAAGGTGAAGAACTACTTATCGGCTCTACCGCTCTGCTCGATGCACTTCATCCGGGCAGTTTCGAGGACGAGAGCGAAGGGTTTGCAAGTAAGGAAGCCGAACAAATATATGACGAGGTTTTCTTTTTCGCCGATGCGAAGACCCTCAAATTACCGGACGATGAACTCATCACGGAATTAAAAGAGGATAACCCCGAATGGTTCAACTAACATAAATCAATAATCATATTAAAAATCAAAGTTATGGATAAAGAGTATGTAATGCACATCGCACAGACCATCAAAGAACAATTACTGTCATTTACCCCCATACCCGTCTTTATGTCGTGGGGAGTCAGCGAATTTGTCGCTACGGTATTCCAAGAATTACCGGCACTGCGGCTGAAAGTAAACGGACGGTTACACGCCGGATATGTCGTTATCGCTCTCAACGGCTCTGATTACTACGAGGTCTATCTACTGAAAGAAGATGATAGCAATGCAAAGTGTGTCAATGAAGAAGTCTGCTTCGACGAACTGGGCGATGTTATCGACCGGGCTATCGAAAGCGGTACAGACAAGGAGGAATACGATAAATTCTGCGACCGGCAACTTGCCGAACTTTTAAGCGGTACACGAGCTTAAATAAGCGAACTACCATATAAATAACACTGCCCCCATTTTCACGCGGGCAGTGTTATTTGTATGAGGTTGGATGCGTCCAAGCCGCAATATCCTATTATAAACTTACTTTTGAAATTCTTGTTCCACTTTTACCGTTACATACATCTGGTTACGGCTTGTGGGATTGTCCGGCTCCGTCATTTCCAATACCCCTGCACCAATCATCGGATTGATATAGACCTCCATAAGATTTTCCCTATCTTTCAATCCTAAATGTTGCAAAATATCAGATAGGGATTGCGGCTCAACACAGAACTCCAAGATTTGCTCTTTTCTCAAATCCTGCTTGCGAGGTTTTCTTGTCGGGTTTTCATCCCTAACTGCAAGGTCAGCACAACATAGTCCGGACGTGTTTCCTCGGCTACAGTAGGAAGCGGCCAACCCAAAGACTGCCAACCGCTCACAATCTTATCCACACCGCTACCGGCTTTCTCGGCACGCCCCAGACGCATGAACATCTAAGTGAGTAGATTGGCAGCAAAGCGAGTGCAGGAAACCGGAACGCTAAAAATACCGAATAAGACCCACACGGCACTATAATATGTTGGCATTCTGCCCTGTATATCCCGTATTTTTCGTACCTTTGCGGCACAAAAACGTATGTATATGGAACAACAAGTTATCCCATCGGATTATACACAATATGCAGAGGCAGTAGAGATAATCAAACATGCCATCGAACGCTGCCGGTATAGAAGTGCGGCTGCGGTCAACAAAGAAACTCTCTCGTTGTATTTTGGAGTGGGGAAATTCGTGTCTGAAAATTCCCGCATCGGCTGTTGGGGTACTAAAGCATTGCCTACCATATCAAAGCTCCTTCAACGGGAGTTGCCCGGTCTGCACGGCTTTTCTGAATCGGGGTTGAAACGGATGCGCTCATTCTATGAGGAATGGAGGACGTTTTTAATTCGTCCAACAGTGTTGGGCGAATTGGAAAACCATTCGTCGGAAAAGGGTACGGCTTTAATTCATCCAACAGCGTTGGGCGAATTGGATATTGACGAGCATCTACTGCTGCAACTTATCGGGCAACCGGTCAATACCGAATTTACCTGGGACGATTTTGTCAAGATTAGCTTTTCACATCATATTGAAATCCTGACTCGTTCAAAAGACATCGCAGAACGATTGTTCTATATCCATTGTGCCGCTCAAAATGCGTGGTCGCTATCCTCTCTCAAAAATTACTTGAAAGAAGACATCTATTCAAATCGCGGATCTTTGCCGAGCAACTTCCTTCAAGTGCTGCCCGAAGCCATTTATGCCGTAAAAGCGACATTGGCGTTCAAGGATGAGTATATGCTCGAAATGGTTAATCTGGAGAATGTGGGAGAACGCGAACAGGACTGGAACGAAAAGGTCATCGAAAACCAAATCGTAACCAATATCAAGCAGTTCATTCTCCGTTTTGGAAACGACTTCACTTTTATCGACAGTCAGCATCGCCTGATAGTTGCCGGAGAGGAAATGTTTGCTGACCTTGTATTCTTCAACAGAGAACTGAATGCCAGCGTAATCGTGGAATTGAAACGGGGCAAGTTCCGCCCGAATTATCTCGGACAGCTTAGCGGTTATCTGACTGTATATGATATGACCGACAAGAAACCGCACGAGAACCCTTCAATCGGTATTGTCCTATGTCAGGATGCCAACCGCCAGTTTGTCGAAATCATGGTGCGCGACTATGATAAGCCTATGGGCGTGGCGACATACCGCACAGCCCAAGAAATGCCGGAAAATTTGCGCAAGACTCTACCGGACATCGACAAATTACAAAATCTGCTGTCGGAAAACGATTCCAAATCGGAAACTGTCAGATGATTCATTTATGTCCGCAAGATTTCGGGTAGCTGAATGGAATACAAAAATCCCTGCAATAACCACGTAAATTATTGCAGGGATTTTGATTTATTTCGCCCCACGCTTGTTCAGTACATCCGCTATCATGTCTTTTACATCCTGTCCGACTTGTATGAAATTTTTATACAAGATGCGTTCCCGTTCCTCCCTCGACTTGAAAGTGTAGAACTTCGGTAGCGGTACATAGGCCGCTTCCTCCGCTTTTATCTCCCTCATATCGAAATCCGTCTTGCAGAAGAACTTTGTAGTCTTGAACTCTTCCGATTCCTGAATGTTCATCAAGCCTCCTGTACCGGTTTTCGTCTTCACGAAATCACGTGCCGTCTGTCCGCAAATCCATCCCGTCGCCATATCCGAAATTTTCGAGGCGGGTACAAGACTGTCCATGTTCTCATTGAGATTGATACTCGTTTTGTCCCGGTCGATCGTCACGCCCTTTTTGACCTGTACCACCTTGCCGAAAATGTCATTCGACAACCATTCCAATGTCTCTTTTGCGCGAGCCGAACCGCTTACCACGTTGCCCACTGTCGTGATGATTTTTTGCATTCCCACTTTTCCGTAGTCAGCCTCCAACTGCGGCAACTCCTGAAAACCCAGCGTTACGCTTACCTTGTTGCTTCTCGCCGTACCTATCAGTCGGTCTATCTTGTGGAAATACAGTGTCGGCAGCTCATCCACGATGATGCTGACCGGAATATTTTTCCCCTGCCCGGTGTTCACACGGGTAACGAGACGGTTCAATATCAGAGCGTTCAACGCTCCGATGATGCTTTCCATCTCCGGGTCGTTGGCAATCAGCAGGTAGCTCGGATTCTTCGGGTCGCTCACTTTCAGGTCGAAGTCGTCCCCGTCCTTGTGGAATATCCAATAGGATTCTTTGGTAGCCAAACGGCTGGTATAGACACGCAGCGTACCAATCATACCTTCCAACTGTTCCATCGCCTTGTTTTTGAAGGCCGTCTGGAACGGACCGAGCAATGGCGCAACCTCGTTGTCCGTCTCCAGCACCTCAAAAATAGTCTGGTAGCTCTCATTGAGAAATGAAAGGATATGCGGCATGTCCGAGTATTTTCCCAGCCAATAGGCAGGTTCCACGATGCTGCCACCCTCACGGTCACGAACAACACCTGTCGGCTTCCAGAACTTCGTTTGCGGATCTTGCCGCTTCTCCGCATACAGTTTCTTGCCGTTTACATCGTAGGGTTCCCGCTCGTAGTTCACGAAAAAGTAGATACAGGCGGCAAGAAAGTTCACGGCAGAAGTCTGAAAGAACTGGTCACTGCCTCCGCCTCCCTCTTTCTTGCCTTTCTGCAGGGATTCCAACAGGGTTTCCGCCGTTTCGCTCGCCGCCGCAAGATTATTGATGTACTTTGCCTGAATGGGGTTCACCCGTTTGCTGTACTCCACATCCACGAAGTTGATGATGTTGAACTTGCATCCTTTTGGCACTTTGCCGAGCTTCTGGTTTTTCTTGTAATGATAGTAAAGTTTAGTGGCAAGTGTCGGAAATTTGTAGTCATAGACCACCATCGCGAAGCCCTTGGCACTATGCTGACGGATGAACGGTTCTATGATGCTGAACGTCTTACCGCTGCCCGGAGTTCCGACCACCCATGTTCCTCTGAAACAGTTACTTATCGACACCCATCCCTTGCGAAATTTACCTTTGTAATAGTACCGCATCGGTATATTCACGCTATACTGGTTCTCCACCTTCTCTTCGCTCTGCTCGAAACTTTCATTCTCGAAGTTGAACCGGTCTTTACCCAGTCCCTCCTTGATGAACTTCGAGATGTTATCCAGTGCGATATGTACCAATATCACACCGACAAGCGTGGTCGCCATGTAAAAGATGATGTTCAGCGGCAGGGTGTAGAGTCTCGTTTCCATCGGATGATGGAACAGCCACACGGAGAACACAATCAGGAACAATCCGCAGATAAGTGGATATAGCACTTGCCTGCGCGCGTCAAACTCCAAGTGTTTTTTGTTGCGTGTGCCGATACAAGTGATGCAGATGAGTAGGAAGGTCGCTATCTTACTATACACGAGGTTGCCGTCGTTATAGATCATCCATCGCTTGATGCGCCCGTGTATATCAATCAATATGCCGCCCCAGTGGTCGAGCATGGCAGGGTCTATGGCATACTCGAAGAACTCCATCAGCACGGAGATATAGATGACCGCACGGAATATCTTGTAAAATCCTTGTAGTTCCTTGCTTTCTTCCATTGTCTTTGTCCTTTCCCTCTTTTCGTTCCTACCTGTTCAGTGTGATAATCGGCCGCACCTTGTGCGCCTGTGTCTTCGGGGTCTCCTGCATCGCACCGCTTCCTGTCGAGTAAAGCCACGCTTTCGCCGTTTCCTGTCCGGTTACCTCCGTCGATGTCCAGTACCAGCAGTCGTTTTCATCCAACGGCAGCGGATGGCCGCCACACCGTTCGATGACAGGATTGACGGTTTCCCGGACGGCATACAGCAGCCGCATCTGTGCCACCGACGGGATATAGGCACTCTGTCCGTACCGCCACAGGTCAAAGACCGCTTCCGCCATAGGCGAAGCCGTCTCCCGTGTGTCGTACAGCGCAAAGGTGTTCATGTTCCCGTCCAAAGCCTCGATGTCGGCCGACGTCCCTTGTGCGACACCGAGGCTGTCGGCAAAAGCTGCCGGAGCAATGTCCCACAGGTAAACCGCATAGCCGTTCCCTTCCGTACCTTCACGGTGTTCGGTATCGAAGACAACCGCTATTGCCCGTTTTCCCGACTGTTCATACTGTACGTAGGATAAAGCCGTACCGTCCTCGCAGAGAATATGTCCCGGACGTACCGCCGTATCAGGTACGTCGATATGGGCGTCACAGGCAGCGCACAATACCGCCGTCACTGCCATTGCAAACCATTGAATCTTTCGTATCATGTTATTTTCGTTTTTTGTTTTTCCTTTATTTTATCGGCAGTTTCACCCCCAGCACGATACCTGTCCGCAGCAAATCCGCCCCTTTTATCATCATGTCACTCTTTACCTGCCAGAACAGTGTGCATCCCGACCGCAGCACATAATTGTGCTCGTAACCCACATGGATTCCGGCAAGAAACTTGTTCGTGTCGCTCCCTGCCGAAGCTCCGATACGCAAGTTGCCGTAATGGTTGCGTCCACGCACCACACAAGGTTTGTACGCCACACCGAAACCGTAAGTGCGATAGTTGCGCCAGAAGGATTCCGGACAAATATGACCGCAAGATTTACATTCCGTCCATTTCAGATAGCCGTTGGCGAAAAACTCCCACGCATGGCGGTAGTTCATTTCATGTTCGTAAGCAAGCGTTACGTCCATGCCGTTCTCATACAGCAATCCCACTCCAAGCGAGAGGCGGCCGCTGTTACGCTGCGCACTTGCATTCATGAAGACGCACATGCAGGCAAGCATCAGTATTATCGTCTTTTTCATCGTCATTCCTCCTCCAATAAAGCGGTGTTAAATGAATCGGCCGACAGTACATCCTCGTAGTCAATGTTCAGGCTGATATTGCGCCCGCTGATTTGTTGTTCCGTCATTTCGATGGTCAGCAGCTTGTCGTTCGGAAAGGTCATCTTTTTCACGACAATCACGTTCCGGTAGCCGTGCTTGAACGTCTTGCCGTGTTCCAATACCAGGGCAGGCGTCAGCTCGATGGTCTGCGCGTTGGTTGCCTTCGAAAGTTTCTTGTCCGACAGTTTCACCCGTATCTCGTCGATGTCGAAACGGATGTTCGTTTTGTTCTCGATGGAAAAGTCGATGAAGAAATAGTCGCCCACCGAGTAAATATTGTTCAGGCGCATTACCATTCGGTGCGCCTTGGTCGCCACGTTGCGGATTTTCGCGGGCGAGTTCCACACCCGTCTTGCAAAACGCACCATGTCGGCTGTGGACATCGAGACCGTAGGATTGTTGTAGGCATCCCGTTCCTGTAGCTGAATTTCCTTGTCTGCCACCGCCTCGCTTATCCGCGTGGTGTAGATGAGTGCATACTGCGTGCGATAGCGTTCCGTTACGATGGTGACGATGGCCAGCACTTCACCGTCCTCGTGTCCCGTCTCTTTGGGCTTCAACCGGATGATGTTCTCAATGGGTTGGTCGCCCGCCACCTTGTCTGTGGAAATATCCACGAAGCGGACCGGTTCCGTGGCTGTGATGACGGTCGTTACCTGTTCATTGACAGTCAGCCGTTCCATCTCTTCGTATGTACGCTGAGCCTGTGCGTTCCGTGTGGCAAAAAGTCCTGCCGCCAGAAGAAATGCAGTTACAATTATTTTCTTGTTCATATCGTTTCTGTTGATATTGTTTATTTCTTTATTTCCCTTATTTCGCTTTCTTTAATCCATGACCACGTTCCAGTTCCTCCCGAATCCGTCGTCCGGCAATTTCGCAATACGTCGGTTCAATCTCGAATCCGATGTAATGCCGCCCCGTGCGGATGGCGGCAATGGCGGTCGTACCCGAACCGATGCAGTTGTCCAGCACCACATCGCCCTCGTTGGTATAGGTACGTATCAGGTACTCTATCAAGGCTACCGGCTTCTGTGTCGGATGATAGAATGCTCCTGTCTTGTGTTCCTTGGGTATGGAAATGACAGAGGTCGGGTACTTGTCTTCGGCAACACGCACCGGAGCCAGTTTCATTTCACCGTAACAGCGGTTCGTGAAACCGTCCGTCTTGCGGCGTCCATGATTCCTCCGTTCCGGTGGACACGGCGTCATTTGAGGATGATATACCGGCTGACGGTCGTAGAACACGATGATGTCCTCATGCTGGCGTAGCGGCATCCGGTTGGCATTCAGGTGACCCGTTACCCGGTCTTTCCGCCACACGAGGTTATACCGCCACATCCGGGGTTGCGAGAGCATGAGTTGCGCCGAGAAAATGCCCTGCGCAAAGAGGATAACGGGGCTTCCCGGCTTGGTGATCCTGCGGTACTGTTTCCACAACGCTTCGAGCGGTATCTGCCTGTCCCAGTGTGCCGCCTTGTTGCTACGGTTCAACACGCCGTAAGGCAAATCCGCTATCACGGCATCGACACTGCCGTTCGCCATGAGCTTCATACCCTCGATACAGTCCATATTATATATGTTGTCAATCTCTATCATGGCTTCCGTTTTTACTGTTTCTCACGTCCGTTCACCAGATAGACGAAAGTGCCGTATTTCAGCTTTACCTTATTTTTTTTGATAGCTTTGCCGATGGCATTGCTCGTTTTCTGGTAGGCATTCGTAGCGGCTTGCATTCCCCATTGCGAGAGACTGTTGCCGTAACTGCCGGTATTCATGTTCAGATTCCCCGACACCGCACCGCTTGCCACATCCTTGCTCGTTTCCCGGAACTGGCTGTTCGGTACATAAAGCCCTTCCATGCCGTCCGTGTCGTAAAGGGACAGGCTGACCTTCACCAGTTCGTCCTCGATGAGAATGCTGGTGATGTTCCCCTTCACACGCCCCGACGAGAAGCCGCTCATGGTGGCATACAGATACGACCCTCGTTTGACCACGCACTCGTTGATCTCCACGTCGTCGAGCAGACGCAACCGCACACGCGAGCCGTCCACCGCCTTGATGTCCTCGTCGATAATGGCCTTTATCAGTTTCGGTTCACGGGCATTGACCGCAAGCGTATTGAAGTAATCCGAAGCCGTCTTTACCTTGCGTACCACTTCGCTGGGCGGTTCGTTCTCTGACGGGGCTTTTACCGAACGGCTCTCTTCCTCTATTTTTCCCTTGACCTCTATGGTTGCCGTCGGGGGTTGCGCCGATGCGGTACTGTCCGTATCGGTCGCCGGTAATACCTCATTGCGTCCTCTCAACCTTGCTTCGGCAAGGGCTTTCTCCAGTTCCGCGAGAGCTTCTTGCTCGCGTGTCTTGGCATCGGCAATTTGCGCTGCCGCAGCTTTTTCCTGCTGTTGCTCATCGAGCAAGGCGATGTCGTCCACCGTGTATTGCGATTCATATTCTTCCTTGTTGTCATCGGGTTCATCTCGTTCTATGTTATCCACTGCGGAGTAATCCTGTATCTTACCCCATGATTTGGCCATGTTCTCGTACTTGCTGCCTATGCCGTCACCGCCTTTAAGCCGGGCATCCGGCAAATCGGGGTTCAAAAACTCCGTTGTCTGCAGCGTTTTGTCCGGAATCTCCGCCGTTTCGGTATGAAACAGGTCGAAGATGAAGTACGATGCAACCAGAAGCGGGATATACAGGACAGCCGGAAGCATATACTTCGGCTCCCTGAAATTGATTTTATCAAATATCTTCATCATACATCTTTTAATTGAGTTGTACATACTTGCCTTCAATGCTGCAGTTTTTCAGCACTTCTGCGTTTTCCACTCCGAATGCGATCAGGATGCTGCCGCAACCGGGAGAATCGCCGCGTGTTCCGTCCGGGCGGTAAAACCGGATGCGGTGGCGCAGGAATTTCATGCCCGTCGCTTTCTCGAAAATGACGTCCTGAAACATTTTGGAATCGCAACGGTTGAACAACAGCGCGATGCCGTTGCCGTGTTCCGCCAGCTTTCGGACAAACTGTTCGATAAGGGGACGCGAGTACGGAGGATTGAGCCATACACGCCCTTCCCATTTCAGGGACAATCCGTCCATGTTCCGGTCATACATGACTTCGGCGGTCGGCCACAACGGACGGATAGGGGCGCAAGGGTCAAGGTCGAACCTGCCTAACGCTTTCAACACCTCCTTCGGGGTGTACCATTCGTCCGACGAGCGGACTGATTTTTCAAATCGTGTATTCATAAGCACTCCTTTATTGCGGTTCATATTTCTTGTTCTCGTTCCGATTTTCCCTTATTTCACCCCCTTGCAGCCTCTTGTGTCTTTCCCGTAGCACCGAATCCTGCATTTCCGTCGCCGTGCGTGTCGGCCGGCTGTTGCGGTATGCCATTGTAATGCGATAGATGTTCCAAGTGAACCCTCCGATAGCGAAACCAAAGACGATGACCAGAAAAAGTATCCGGTGTGCGTTGGCGAATCCCTGCACCTTGGCGGCAGCCTTGTCAATACGTGTCGCTTGGGCGAACTTTCGTCCAGCGGACACCTCCCGCTCGTAACGGTCTTTGTATTTCGGATCGTTCTTGTCCGGCATCTTTTCACCGAAGAGCATCCGCCTGAATCCCTTGATATTCATAAACTCCGTTGTTTAGTAGTTGATCTTCGTTTTCTGTTCGATGTCCTTGTTCAGCAGGGTTCGCCAGTTCACGATAAGCAATCCGTGCGGGTTGTTTTCTGTTCGGGGCACACGCTTGAGTTGCCCCGCCGTGACCAGTTCCCGCATGAGGATGTTGCTCCGCCGCTCAATGCGTTGCCGTCCGTAGTAAGTGAACTCCATCTTCTCCTTGTTGAAAGCCACGCTGTCACAATAGATGGAGAACACCGAACTTGTACCCAAAATGTTGGAGTAGAAACCCTTTTCCTTGAGCGTGTTGTATTGTGCCAACCCCGTCTCATCCACCAGATACATCGCTTTTTCCATCGTATAGCGGATGTATTTGTCATCCGGCGGTAACGTGAAAAAATAATGGTGGAACATTTCCACATGGCTTTTGGCTTCCACGTCAAGCGTTTCGTCCATTGTCGTGCGGTTCACGAGGATAGGCACGTTGCCGTCCAGCACATACACCTTCTTCTGCGCATCCGAGACCATCGTCCGGGCTGTCCAGATACTTGACAAGCTGATGATGACACATCCCACGAGAAAAGCGGTACAGATGATGCCCACCAGTCTTATTTTGTTTTCCAAATTCTTGATGACCATCGGTTATTCCCTTTTACCGTTCAACATCTGTACATATTCCGTGTGCAGCATGGGTATGACCGCATCCCGAAGTTCCGTCAAAAGATTCTCGAACTCCGCCGAGAATATCTCCACGTAATAGCCCTGCATCTCCACGTGGACAAGCACCCACCAGATTCCTCTTTTGCGCTTACCTGCGTTCCGCTGCAGCAGAGCAAGACGCAGCTTGTACGTCAGGTACGTCACCAAGGGGGCGATGTACCGGTCGTCGTACTCGAAGGCTTCGTCCAGTTCTTCATACTGCGGGTCGATGCGGTGGTTTTCCGCCACCTCGTAAACCTCTTTTCTCGCTCGTTCCTGTGCAAAGGACATGAATTTCTCATCCTTGCACCAACTTTTGATTTTCTCTTGCAATTTCATGTTGTTATGATTTTTATTGGGTTTATATTATCTTTTGCGGATTATCTCATGATGCCGCCCAACCCTCCGGTTGCCGTCATCTTCGCCTGCTGTGCCACGCCCTCGCCGAAGTTTCGGGTAGAGAATGCCGTGTCGCCCTCCGGTATCATCCATGCCGCCAAGTCCGGAACAAGGTTCAGGCACTTGAGGGCTACAATCGAAGCCGCCATCAGGTAGCCTGCCGAGAAGAACGAGTTTTGCAGGTAGGCAGCCATCGTCTGCTCGCTGGCGGTTATCGCCGTCAGGTTCTCGATTTGGATGCACAATACAATGTCAAAGAGCAGCAGCACATAGAAGCCCACGAAGTAGAGCATCGCCCCGTAGAAATGCACCGTCAGATAGCGTGTCAGCCACTTCGCCCAAGCACCTTCCCATTTCGGCAGGATGCTGAACGCCCACTGTATCGGTCCGAAAATCGTCAGCATTCCCAACAGGATTTGTTGGCAGTAAATCGTCGCCCACCAACCGATTCGGAACACCACGAGGGCAATCAACATGATGATTTTGTCTATCCCCACGATGACTCCTGCCGTCAAAGACGTGAACCACAACTTCGCCGCATCCTTTTCCATGCTCGTCACTTCGTCCACGCCGGTCTGCTCCATTGTCGCCTCTATCAGGTTGGGATCGGATGTGCCCGTGTGGGCGACATCCGCCTGCGCCTGCAGGTTCGTGTACATCGTGTCACGCACATGGATGAGCTGTTGAACTTCCTCGAACCTGTCCGATATCTGTGAAGCTTCAGCTTCGTACAGGTCATGGGTGTACGACCCGATGCAATTCGGGATGTAGGACAGAAAGTCCAGAAAACACCAGTTGTTCCGGCTCCCCGCCATACCCGTGTCCGCAGGCGGATACCACCAGCAGATGATAATCGACACGGCAAGCGGCCTAAACAGCTTCATAACGTCCAACGGCTCGTGCTTTACCATCATCTTGTAGGCGATACCTGCCGCCATGACGATGGAGAACAGTGCCGCGAGTGCCATGCACATCTGCAATATCCACCAAAAAGGTCCCTGCGCACCGGTAAAAGTCGCGTCCGTCAGAAACTCGTTGGTCTGAAAGATGACATCATCTATTTCCTCCTCCAACAGGTTGATGCCGAAATCCGAAAGTATATCTCCGTTTGCCATAGCCCTGTCTTTTTATTTCCCTCTGTTTACACTCTCGTTGTCATCTTCGCCGTTTCCGTTGCCGCCCGATTGCGAGCCACGCACCGCAAGGCGTGATTCCTGCCACCGGCTCATGGCATTGCGGACAATGCCGCCCTTATGCAGGGTACGGTTGTCCGTTGCGTTCAGCAGTGTGCTTGTTGCCGTTGCGTTCTGACGCTTGGCGAGGTAGCTCACTAAAATCTCGTTCTGCCGTGCCACATCCTCGTAGATGCGCAGATACTCCTTCTTTCGCTGGGCGTTTGGCATATAGGCGTCTTTCGTGGCGTTGATGGCGCACTGATAGACGTGGTAGTATTCCGTCCACCGTTCCTTGTCGGCCGGAGTACCGCCGGACAGGAGAATACGGTCGATGTTGCGCCGGAACCGTTCCATCTGTCTGCTGACCTTATCGCCCTCGGCAAGCCACGCGATGTCCACCTGCCGGTCGGCAACGTTCAACGCCTCGACCTTCGCCCGCTTGACCAAAGCCGAATCAATGGCTTCCGCTTCGTCCACCTGGTTGTAGAGATTGATACCGGCAAGTGTGCGGAACGAGAGCTTGTTTTTGGCCGCCGCCGACTTCTTGTATTTGTTGTGCAGCACGGAATAATAGAGGTCGGGCGAGAGTGCGCCCGTACCGGTTTCCATGACCGTTACCTGATTCTGCTTCGACGAATCATGGTTGTACGTTACATACTGTGCGTGTACGGCTGTCGTTACGGTGACCGCCACTGCCATGAGTAATAGTTTTCTGTTCATATTCTTCTCTTTTTGTCGTTAATAATCCAGTCTTCCGGCTCCGCGCCAACGCCCGAAGGCGTCATCGAGAATCTCCCGCATGGTGCGGGAGCGATATACCTTTGCTTTCCAATAGCCGATGCGCACTTGAATGTACCGCCATGTCTCGAAATAGGCCCGGTTCAGATGCCGCTCGATGTTGTCCAATGAGCGGTTGATGGCCTCCAACACCATCAGCAGGTCGGAGGTCGAGCAGGCTGCCGCTCCGGTGGCATACAGCACGAGGTCGCTCACGGACTTGTAGAGCTGTTCCCCCTCACGGGCAATCGCCCTCAGCCCCCTCGCATTGATGGAGATAATCAGGGTATCTGCGGATTCGATGCGTCCACGTTTCAAGATCTTCGCATTGAAATCCTCCAACAACAATTTATAGTCGCCGATACGGTCGCTGACCGATGTATAGGTATTCTTGACGTTCAGCACCGTGCGCAACGACTGGTACATGACATCGATGGCATCGAACGCACGGGTGTACCGGTCAAGGTCGATATTCAGTTCTTTATAGCTCCCGACTTCCTTACTGCTGTACTCGTGCAACAGTTTGTTGCTGTACTCCAAGGTACTGCGGGCCAACAGCAGACTGCGCTGCTTCTTGTGGTCGTTGATGTAGGCTTCGACGGAGACTATATCGAAAGTCCACTGCGCCTTGGCGATACCGGGCAGCAGGGCGAACAGCACGAGGGCTATCCGTATGGTTCGTTTCATGGCCGCACCTCCTTTCCGCCATTTCTGTTATTTCCGTTTCGGAGTGTCCGTGCGTTCTCCACCCAGCGGTCATGGCATTCCTCCACGAGTGTCAGCCTGCGGCCTTCGTCCGTGTCCAGTCCGGGCAGCACATCCTTCATCACGTCAAGGATGCTCCGTTTGTAGTGCATCATCTTTTCCAGCGATACCAAGTCGGCATATATCTTGGTGATTCTGCTGTCCACCTCTCGCGCTATCTCAAGGCGGTCGCTCGACCACAGCAGATGGTACACGTCGCCTGATGGCGTTTCCTCCGTCGGTGCGCTGCGGGCGTATTCCGTCGTGATTTTACAGGACGGATGCTCACGGGCGATTTCGGCTATCCGGTCGTTTACCAGTTTGGCCTTTTCCGCATCCGAAAGTCCCGGATCAAGGGTCAGCACGTCGGCGACGTGCGTGTCCGTATAAGCCGAGGTGAGTTCCCACTTGATTTGGATAATGGCACGGTGTATTTTTATGCCGAGAAAATATTTCGGCTTACGGGCAATGGAGACCGCAGCCTTGAATGTGATGATGCCGTTGATGTTCGGCATGGCCGCCTTGCGTACATACGAGTAGCCGTTCCATGCTCCGCCGTCCTGCCAAGTAAGACCGTATGCCGCCTTGCAGTCGTGCATGATGGCAGGGATGCGGTAATAGTCGTCCGTCGCCACGCTGTTGTCGTCTGCGGCTTCCGATTTCGCTTGGGTATAGTCGGACTGTTTCTTTTTCCACTCCGCGAGTTCGCCTTTCAGACGGTCTGTCTCCGTCTTGTTTGCGTTGTACTGTTGACGGTAGGCCGCCGCATCCTCGATGCTTGCCGTACTGATTTTTTTCAGCAGGACAGCGTTCTCGTTTTCCAATGTCCCGATTCGTGCTTCAAGATTGGCGACCTGACTGTTCGCCTCATTCAACAGCGCATCCAGTTCCGAAAGGTCGAGGTTATTTTCCGTCACCGAGGTCTGCATGGCGCACTCCTTGGTATGGGCGTTCAACGAACTACCGCATTTACGGCACTTGTACTGTGTCGAACCTTGTCCGAGCGTAACCCCGTCGGAACAGGTCACGCTGATGGTCACGCTCTCGCATCCCTTCAATTTGGCGGCGTCCGTTGCTTGGTAATAGTTCCGCGCACCGGAAGATATATAATAGGTGTAGCCGTCCTCGTTTTCGTTGAACTCCGCAAGCCGGACATTCAGTTGCGCCCGAAACGTGTTCAAGTCCATCGAGTAGGAATCGAAGACTTCCTCATAGACGACCTCTTCTTTGTTCCAGCTTTTGCTCACATGGATTTCGTATGCGTATGCCTTTTTGGTCTGCTTGTTTTTCTTGCTGATGATGTAAGCACTCATCCAATAGTTGATGCTGTAGTTGAACCCGTCGTTCTGGTCGTTCAACTGTCGCACGCGGCTTCTCGACCAGCCGGCATATCCTTCCGAATTGGCAAGTACCTGTTCCCGTTGCGAGGCGTTGGGATAGAAATTCGGGTCGCTCGTGTTGAACCGCACCCATGCGCCCCCGTTCAGGATGCTGTTGTCGTCCGTCGGAGGATAGTAGTCGCACAGCGATACGCTCCCTTGGTCACGCCGGGCAATGTACCACCGCTGCGTGTAATAGTTCCCCATCGCTTCGTCCAGGTAGTCGGTCATCCACGCCGTAAGATTGTAGTTGCTGAAGTTGAACAGACCGGCTACGTTATCCGGACCACCCACCATGTCAATCAGCAGGCCGCCGATGTCATGTTCCGCCTGCTCGAATAGACTCCCGTAGTGTTCATACAGGTTGCCGATTTCTTCAACCTTTCCGCCCAGCAGGTCATGGAACGAGCTGCTTTGCAACAGGGCGTCACCGAGATTGGCAATGCCAGCCGTTGCAAGACCGACACCCGTGTTATAAAGGTTGTCGAGGTCGCTTCTCAGATTCTCGTGCGTGAAGTTGCCCGGTATGCGGGCGAAGTTGTCCATCATCCGCTGCCAGTCGATGTTTCCCGTTTCGGATAGCTTCAGCAAGGGGGCAATCTCCGGATTGATTTCGAGAAAGGCGATGTCCGAAAAGGTCAGCGTGCTGTTGGTCACCACGCTCTCGAACTGCATACACAGGCTTTTGGTATCATCGCAGACTTTCATCAGGTAACTGCCCCAGTAGATAGCCGTCTGCGGCGAATGGAGCATCTGCTTCGCCACCACCCATATCTTGGGCATGATTTTCTCCGCCACCATCCGGTAGATGCGCTGGTAGTAGTAGTTTTCCGTGCGGCTGTTCCAGATGCCGAGGTCGCTCAGGGCTTTATGCTCCAAGAACTTGGCGGCGAATATCCCGGCGGTAGCGACCTCCGCTGCCGTGTAGTGCTTGAGGATGTCATCGACCTGCTCCCGGTAGTACCCTTCGGCGACCGCTTCCGTACCGAAAGCGGCCACCATCGCCGCAACGGTACGGGTGTCGTAGTTCACGCTGTAATACTGGGCGTGAACCGTCTGGCAGAGTGCGACCGAGGCGATGGTCAGGATAAGGAGTAGTCGTTTCATGGCTGCAATGCTTATTTGGATTCATGTGCGGGACGGAGGTTGAGCACATGCCCCGTCTCGTTTACTTTCTGTGCGAAAGGCAGGGACTTCCCGATACCGCTGGCATCCCAGTCCCGGCAATATGCCTCGATAGCTTCCTGGTGGTTGCACCGAAGTTCCTTCTTGTAAAGCTTCAGTGCCTCCTTTTCCGCCCGTTCGGTCGTGTAGGTCATGTAGCACTCGTGCGGCTCTTCCACGCCGTACACGCCGCTGGTCGTCCCCCGGCGGATAAACACTTCGCGGAAGAAGCTGCGCCCCTCCTTGTTCTCCAAGCGGTTGATGGTAAATATCTTCTTGCAATCCACCTCGGTCAGACCAAGAATCTTTCGGATTTCATCGAAGCGTTCCTTGAATTTGCTCTGGTCGAGCAACATCACCACGTCCGAGTTGTTGATGATGGCCTCCTTCACGATTTCACTGCCGATGATGTCCTGTATCTCCTGCGTCACCACGCCGACAGAAGCCCAGAATTTACGGGCGGTCTTGTACATGAACTTGATGTATTCCGCCATGAGCGGGCTGGCAATGGCCTTCCACGCCTCTTCGATGACAAGGACTTTACGGTTCTTCTTGATGCGCATTTTCTGCAGGAATACGTCCATAATAATCAGTGTGACAATGGGAAACAGTTTCTTGTTCTCTTTGATGGCATCCACCTCGAAGACGATGAATGTCTCGTCAAACAGTGCAGAATCCACATTCTCATTGAGAATCTTCTCATACGCGCCTCCCTTGTAGAACGGCTGCAGCATGGTCGAATAGGTCGAGTAGCTGATTGTCGTGATGTCATTTTCGGTGCAGATCTGCTCCAGACGGTCGAATGAGTAGTCAAAGAATGAGTTGAAGTTCAGTTCCGACACTTTGAGAGCCGCCCGCCGTGCCTCAAGCACCTCTATCTGTTTGCGCACCATCTCATCCACCTCTCTGGGTGGTTTGTTTGGGTTCTTTCGGCTGGCCGCCGCAAACAGGTTTTTCAGCAGTACCTCCCGTTGCTCGTCGGTGTATCTTGTAAATCCGTTGAAATAGGCATCATAGTAGTCTATGATTATCTGCTCGACAATGCGGAACTCGATTTCGGGAATCTGGCTGTCCGCCCCTTTCCAAATCATCAGGATAAGGTTCTTGAGGAAGTCTATCTTCTCGATGTTGTATTCCTCCCGGTTGATGCGAAACGGATTCATCGTGATAGGCCGTTCCTCGGTATAGGAGATATACTTGCCGCCCAGATACTCGCACAGTCCCTCGTATGAGTTTCCCGTATCGACCATGACCACATCCGTTCCCTGCTCATGGAGCTGGCGCACGACCGAGTTGATATGAAAGCTCTTGCCACTACCCGATGGCCCCAAACAGAAAAAATTGGAATTATCAGTCAGTTTATTCTTTCCCTCTTTTCCCGTGATGTCGATAGCCACCGGCACGCCCTGACGGTCGGTGTAGTAAATCTTCAGCGGTGTTTCCTCACTGTGCAGCACACGCTCCTTGTACATCAGGCACATCGCCGCATCGGAAAGGGTCAGGAAACGGTCGTATTCCTCATTGAGCGTGTAGCAGTTGCCCGGAAACGAACCGACGAACAGCTCCAGTTGGTTGTACGCCCGCTTGCTGATATGGATGCCCATGCGTCCGAATGCGTTTTCCAGATGGTTCGTACACTTTTGCAGGTCTGCACCGGCAGACACGGCCACCACCATGTTGAAGTGTGTATATACCAGTTGCTTGCTCTCACGGGCGATGACTTCTTGTACACGCTTGATGTCCTCGACAGCCATCTGGTTGTTCGGATTGGGAATGCTCGCGTGGCGGTTCTTCTTTTTGTCGAGCAGCGACAACTCACGCTTCTGGTTGGGCAGGAAGATGATTTGGTTATAGACTACCGTCTCGGCGTTCGGGATGCTGTCCACCACCGACACCAAATCGACAGGCATTTCCGTGTTGTTGACCTCGATATTCGTGTACGGACGTACCAGTGAGGGCAGTGCTGCACAGTCCACGTCCACGAGGCTATACACCTTGCAGCGTTTGTCGCCCATCGACACGGTTTCATCGTCCGCCTTGAAGTTCGTCATCGACACGGTGCGGTCTTTGAAGTTCATGGCGAAGTAACGATCGACGTACTCGCTCGCTTCGGCTTTGTTCAGGAATCTGGCCTGTACGCCGCCGTCACGCAACTGGTCGTGTACTTTGCGGATTTTCACAAGGAAGTCGCGCCACTTTTTGCTATCGAACGAGAACAGACGGCTTTTCTTCGCCTCTTGCGTGATGGTCAGGTAGCAAAGGCTGTCCGTGTAGGGACGTCCCTTGAAATAACGGAAATAGGATGAAGACAGGAACTCCTGTCCGTCAGCCGGTTCGCTTGCAAACTGTTTCCGGACGAAGATGTCTTGCTTGTGGATGGCGTACCCTTCGCCCAACGTCTGCGCAAGGGCGGTGAACAGGTGCGTGAAGTCGTAGTAACTGTCAATGTCCGCCGAATATTTCTGTACCGGATTCTCTATCTTAAGTACGGCGGAGTATTCGCCGGTCTTGGTATACAGCACACCCACACCGTCCGTTTCCTCCGCCGAGAAATAGATGTCCTGAAAGATTCTCTTGCGCTTGCCGCCCGTACCGAACGCATAAACCGACAAGGCCATACCAGCGCACAAAGCGACAAAACATAAAATGATGTATAGGGTCATTTCGATATACGTGTAATTAAATAGGGGCAGGTTCGCCTTGCTTCAAGACAAACCCGCCCGCGTTCAACAATCAATAAAGCCATGCACATTGCCGTGATGGTTTTTCTTTCGTCAGATCTTGCGCGAGTGGGCATACACATACACACCCGGAGCGACCTTCTTGCTATGCAGTCCTTTCCGCTGTTTGAGGAGGATGAGCACGATACCAACTGCTACGGTGGCTGCCAGCACGACAAGCCCGGCAATGAAACCGAGTAGGCAGTAGGCGGCGACAAAGCCGACAATGGCTCCGCACGTCGTCACCGCCGCCCAATATATATACCGGCCTTGGATGCCCAAAAACTCAAGAGGCCGTTGCAGTCCCTTGAACAGCGGGTAGTCCGGATAGCGTTCGTCCTTGCCTTTCATACTTATCCTTGATGTTTAAGCGGCAATACCGAAGAACAGAGGCAACGCCTTGGCCGCCGCAATGAGGAAGATACAGGCTCCCACGACCATCATGATCTTCTTCTTGACGTCCTGCTCCTCGTTGTTCATGGCGATATATACCGAGATTGCACCCACGATGGCCACAACGCCGGCAATGGCGTAGCACAATTTCACCATAATAGGCACATACTTGGCAATCTCCTCCGCGACAGTGGATAATGCGCTCGTACCGGCGGAATAGTCGCCTGCGGAGTTCTGCGCTTTCGCCACCATGCCGGACAGCAGCATGAAGGAGAACATCATTACTTTGGTAGGGATTCCGTTGACGAATCCGAATGCCTTGCGGCACAGTTGTTTGGTTTTCTGAAACATACGTTTACTTTTTTAGTGAATACTTTATTTGTCTGCGACCTGATACAAGTAAGGTTATATGCGGTAGCCGAAGAAAACCGGGAAAACATAGAATGCCCCGATCAGGAACAGGCACGCACCTACAAGCGTCATTATCGACTTGGTGATGCCGTCCTCGCCCGTGTTCATCTTGATGTATATCTGACAGACGGACACGATGACGTAAACTCCGGCGATAGCGCAACAGATATACTGGACATAGAGCATCATCGTCACCACGAAGTCGTGCATCGTGGCCAACGCATCCGCTCCCCAGCTATAGTTCACGCTGCCGCTTTTGGCAAAAGTCGTGTAGGGGAACGGGAGGCACAGCGCACATAGAATCTTTTTAGCTTTCGACATCTCACAACCGGTCTTGAATTGGGTTCCACTTTATTTCCGGTCGGTTGTCTAACCGTCCCTTGGAAATCATAGCCTTGTACATCTCCTCCGACGTGCGTGCGTCCGACAGGTAAGGCGTGGTCTCTTCCATCTGTTCCTCCGCCTCGGCCTTCAGCCGTTCCAGTTTCTCCTGCGCCGTTCCCGGTTTGTCCTTGACATCCTCAAGGGATGTTTCGGAAGAGGTAGCCGTACTTTCCGTCTCGTAGTTCTCGCTACCGATACTGAAGCCGGTCTCGCTTTCCGTGACAGCCACACTCTCTTCCTCTTCCGGTGCGCCGAGGTCGAAAACTTCCTCGTTCGGTTTGTCCGTCCCCTTTTTCCCGTAGATGTCATGCGCTATGATGACGGCGTAGTAAATGATGTAGGCAACCGTCAGGACGATGGCAAAAATGAAATATGAGTTCATGTATTTAGTATGAATATTAAAATTTGTATTAGTATGATTTTGCAAAGAAACGCACGAAATATAAAACCATAAAATAATTGAGCATTAAACATCTATTTCGTTAATGAGATTTATGTAATTTCCAAAAATCGAACTATTAAATCGTACTATATTGCAGTCTCTATGGAGGGAAATGGAGAAATCGGGGCATAAAAAAAGCTCTCGTGGTGGAGAGCTTTAGGTGGCAAAGGAGAACACAGAATATCAGCGTTTCTTTCCGCGCAGGTAATCGTTCAGGTCTTTGTATTCCGCATAGTGGCAGGATTCATCGCTGACACGTCCATCATACATCCCGGCAATGGTCTCTGTGGTTCTCTGCCCGGCAAGGTCATTGTCGAGATAACAGTGGATGACCGAATATTCCTGTAAACGTGCCAGCGTCTTTTTCAAGTTGTTTACCGAGTTCATCACGAGGTAGTCGCATGGTATGGCAAGACAGACCGTCCGGTCGCCTGCCAGTTTCAGTGTCATATAGGAAAGGAAATCCATGAAGCCCTCGAAAACACAGACATTTTCCTGTGTCTCTTCTGTCAGATGTCTTATCAATGAGATGTCCTTGTTGTTCAGGCATCCCTTGTAATAGGCGTTGCGCACCTCGTAACCACCGGATATATTGCCGAATGCGAGAGCGAAGTAATGACGGCCTCGCAGCTCATAATGCACCTCCTTGCAATACATACGGCCGATGTCCGCGTCGATAAGCCGGGATTGGAGGTAAGAGAACAGGGCGTGATGGCGGAGTGGAATCACGATCACGTCTTTCATTTCAGCCTCCACCGGTCGGGGTGGAGCGGTCGGCATACGGGTTCTCGGTAGAGATGCGCCATTCACAAGCCTCTCGATATACGCCAATGCCTCGCTCACGCTGTCCGTCCGGCAAATGTTTTTTGTCAGTTCCACCAAGTCGCCACCGGTCGCCTCGCCGAAATCGTACCATTCATTGATTCGGTCATTTACCTTGAACGACGGGGTACGCTCGTTCCGTAACGGTGAGAAGTACCAGTATTGTTCCGATTTTATATGCTGTGCATGGTGGCCGAGCTGTGCCAGAAAATCCACGATGCGTACTTGTTTTGCTTCTGCTATGGTCATCTATTTTTCTTTCTCTTGATTTCAAAAAAAGGTTTAGTTTAGTTTTTCCCCTATATATATAAATACTAAAGTAAACTAAATGATATAAGCCCGCGCACGACTTCATTCTTCATTAAAAAGCATGGCCTCGGTAGGCGTCATGTCGTAATAGAACAACTTGTCCCGTTTGATGATGAGCTTGAGGTTGTCTATCAGGTATTGCATCAGTTTTATCATGACACTCCGGCCGCGTTTGAACCCGATTGCCTCGTAGGAGACCATCAGGCTCTGCAGCAGGTTGTCGAATCCCCGGATGGGCTTTTCCCCGAATGCGGCGGAGAGAGCTTCGCGGTGCTGTTCGATGCTCAGCTCCGTAAACCCCGTTCTTGCTTTGGGCTTCGGGGGCTCGCCAAACGAGTGTACTTCCGCAATGACGGGCAGTCCTGTTTCATTGATGGTAAATGCAAACGGCTTGAACTCTTTTTCCCGGATATGGAGCGCATGGACTTCGCTGATGCCGGGATTCTCGTTGCTCTTGCTGATGACCAGCACGGTCTCCGCCTTGTTGCTCATTTCCGTTCCGATATGTCCGCGCACGTTGTTGTCCCCTTTGTTCAAATGAAGCACACAGTGGATGTGCAGGTCGTATTTCGAAGACCATTCCATCATCCGGTTGATGACTTCCACCGATTCACCGGCATTATTGATGTCGAGCATCAGGTCGCGAATGCCGTCGATGATGACCAGTCCGTAGCCTTTCTGTTGGCGCAGCGCATAGTCGATGACCTCGATACGCACTGACGGCGAATATTCACGCAGGCAGAAAAAATCGAGATTCTCCGGATCGGTCGTCGTGGGCAACCCGGCCAGCCGCAATATACGCTCCAATACCGAGCGGCAATGGAAACGGCTCTGTTCCGTATCGACGTACAGAATACGCTGTTTGCCTTCGGGCAGATGTGCACGGTAATTCAATACTTGTTTCCCCGCCAATGATGCGGCGACAAGCGCAGAGACGTTGAACGTCTTTTTCGATTTCGCCTTGCCGGTCGATGCACTGAAATTGCCGAGCGTGGCAATCGTTGAGTTATCTATCCAGATGATTTGCGGAGGGGTCTCATAAATGTCCGTCGCCTTGATTTGCGAGGCATGGAGGATGTCCGACAGGCGGTGTTCATCCATCCCCATGCTGGTTGTGCGGTCAATCCTTCTTTCGTTTTCCATAGCGTCTCTTGTTAAGGAACGGTTCTGTGGCAGCGGCTTCCGTCACCCTGCGCACAGCCTCGTTCATGGTAGGTTCATAATTCTGCAACAGCCATTCGTCCAATTCCTCCTTGGCGAAATAGACCATTTTACCGCGCGGTTTGTAGTGCGGTATCTCCTTGCTCGATGTGAGCTTGTACAGCATACTTTCAGAAACCCCGATATACATGCAGGCTTCCTGAAATGTGAAAACTCTCTTGGTCGTGAAGATGGTATTTTCCAGCAGCGTAATACGCTCCAAGAGACTTTCGACCGGTTCCAATTTCTTCAGTACCGATTCGATGGCGGCGAGCCGTCCGCTCATCCGCTCCATGAATGTCATTCTATTCGGCATAATAACACAGTTTGATTTTTGACAATGGAGATGAAACCTCCGTTATGCAGCGCGCTAACGGAGGTCAAAGGTATGTCCTGTAAACGAAGATGCCGTGATTTGGGGAATGATACTATGCACGTGTCATTGTAACTCTCATGCTTTTACCTTTCACATACTTCGCTTCTTGTCACTTTCTGTCATTCTTTCAGCCGATCAATGACCTTTCGGATGCTGTATGCGACCGATGTCATGTTGTTCTTGATGGATGACAGCGCGGAAGACAGGGTTGACACCGAAACGGAGCGTGTCCCGTCCTTGGACTGCAGGAATGCACCCTTGCCGAGAACATTCTGCCACCGAGATTGGATGAACGAGTTTTCAAGAAGCGCATCGAACAGGATTACCACACGGCGGATATTGTTCACGCGGATGGAAAAGCCCTTCTTGCAGGCGAAGAGAGCCTCCATGTCTTCAATGCGTACAGAAACACAGAACAGATGATAAGTATTGGCGCAAGCCACTATACTTTTCATCTGTTCCGGGGTAAAATTACAACCAAAAGAAAGAGAGAGAGCCGCAGGTCGGTTGATACGGGGCGGACCAAGCGGAGACAACGATTCCGAGGTGTCATACATCCGTTTCAACTTCATGCACTCATTAAACGTGAAATCCGGTGCGGCAAAGCAGGGCTGGACGGAACTGGCGCACTCGGTCAGCAGCCCCTTGACAATGTGGATGTTCATTTCGTGGCAGTTCCGGCAGGCCGCATGGTCACAGTCTATGTACCGGTGTCCGTTTACGAAATCGTCCACATAGCGGTGGTACTGTTTACCACCCAACACAACATCGTGGAGATAAACTGTTTTTGCTTCGGTAAGCAGGGCGAAAAGTTCATTCGCCACATCCTTGTCCGCAGCGAAGTGCTGCAGGTGTTGGCTCCCTCCAAAAAGAGAGAAGGCCGTCTTCAGGTCTTTTCATGTCGATTTACCTTTTTGAGTTTATAATATGTGATGGAAGCATTAACTTCGGTTGCATTTACAACCGGAGAAATGCCGTAAATATATGTTTGTAAATTAGACATGGACCACAGAATGCCTTCAATTAGTGAAACAAACCGTTTACAAGATTCACAGCCTCGTCCTTTTTCTTATTGATAATCTTGGCATACACCTGTGTCATTTTCACATCGGCATGGCCGAGCAGCTTCGAGACGGTATATAAGTCCGCTCCGAGCGTCAGCATCATGGTGGCAAACGTATGGCGACTGGTGTGGTAGGAGAACCGCTTGGAGATTCCGGCTGCTTTCGCCCAAGGTTTGAGCTGCATTCTGATTGTATTGGCGGACGGCAGGTCGAACACATTATCTTCTGATGATTTGCCCCCACGTTCCGGCATCCACTTCAACGCTTCAGGAGAGAGGGGCAGGTAAATAGGCTCTTTGGTCTTTTTCATGGACACGGCCAAACGGTACTGTCCCCTGTCAACGAACACGTCATTCCATTTCAGCTTGATTATATCGCTGATGCGTAATCCGCAAAAGCAGGAGAACAGATATGCGCATTTTACAATCTCGTATTCCTCGTGGGGCATAGGAGTGTCAATCAACGCCTGTACCTCTTCGATGGTCATGTACGACCGCATACTCTCCGGCTTGCGGATTTTCTCCGACTTCTCAAGTTCGTTGAAAGGGTTGGCCTTCATCTTTCTCTTCCTGACGGCAGAGTTCAACGCACCGTTCAACGCACGGTAATAATTGTGAAGCGTGTAGTTCGATATGTCCTTGCCTTTCGGATGATATTCCGTCAGCAGATAAGTGATGTAGCCACGACAAAAGTCCCCGTCAATCTGATCCAGTGTGACCATTTCTCCGGCATAGTCTTTCAGTATGCGCATGGCAATCTTGATTTGACTGCCATCTTTCTTACCGGCACTCTCTTGAGCCTCCATATAAACCTGCATCCAATCCAGCAGGAAAGTCTTGTCCTTACGGAATACAATCCCGGCCTCATTACTGGTCAGTTCGATAATACGCTTCGACTTGATGGCATTGGCGGCGTCCATTGTCGTCTGATTCTGCCTGCGGGAGTTGCTATCCGTTTCCGGGATAATATACATCTTGAGGTATTCATATGTCCGCTTTCCGTCGCGGTATATATCCAGATACAGGCTCTTGCTGCCATTGCTCAGCGACTTCATCCGAAGACGAATTGGCTCTTTGACTTTTGTATGATTCTTAACTCGTGCCATAGGGATTCCTTTCTCATTTTTTCTACTGCAAATATACGAATAAGTATCGAATTTGAGAAACAAATGAGAAACAAAATTGCACCAAACAAGAGCCAATCTACTGAAAGTACTGAAAACAACCGAAAATAAAAATAAGATTATAAAACTTTGATTTACAGGATATTTATTATCAATTTATTGGATGTTGTTTTCATTCTATACATATACTGCGTAAATCTGGTAAATTGAAACTACGGAGACGATTGCGTGATGCTTATGCTATGCTTACGCATAGCGTGCATTCACGTACTCTCCGTAAAGGCTTTACCAGAGCCATCGCTTGAAAGTAGTGTGAATTGCACGCTACTTTTTTGCCTCGCCAAAAAGGAAAGAAAATACGTTATGGCGAAAATACAATTACTTGCCGTTATCTCAATAGATGGCTGTCCGATGAAACTGCATCCCCGGAAGCGGTTGCTTCAAACCGAAGATTACGGTATGGATGAAATACGTGCCAATGCCCTGTATAAGCTGACATCCGACTATTCGGTATCCGTACTTCAAGAATGGAGGGAGGAAGGTGGAAGCATTTGCCATTTGTTGGAAGTAACTGCCGGGAATACCGAATATGCCAACGGACTGTTACGGATGAACGTGATAGATGAAATCATACTATACGTTGTTCCAACCATCGACGGAAACGGAGCGCATTTTTTCAAGTCAGCACTACCTATGAATGACTGGCGGCTTATGGAGAACAAAACTTATAGGGACGGAGTAATCCGGCTTACCTATCATAAAGAGCCACGGGCATAAAATGTTCAGATTATGAACATCTTGGCGGGATTTCCGTGCTCAGAAAGTGAACACATGTTCAGAATCTGAACACATTTCACAAGGGATGCAATCAAGGATAAAATTATTTTTGAATTTTATCCTTCTGAAAAACAATGTAGTACAATTTTCTCACAATCTTTTCTCGTGTTTAGGGCTATGATTTGCACCATATATCAGTGTGCGCACACTGATAAACAAGTGTAAACCCTCAAAACAGAAAAGATAATGAACCATCTCATACTGGCGGAAACACAGTTTTTCGCCATGATAAACGGAAAAGACAACGGTAGCACGGAAACGGCATACGGCGGATTCGTGCAGGAAGTAATAAACCTGTGCTACGGCGGCAATGATGCCAAGCATATTATTGTGGCGTTGGCTTTTGCCGAAATCGAATTACAGCACCATCCGCAGAACTTGTCGGCATCGGAGGAGAATGTCGTCACTGTGTATATCCGCAAGGCGTTATCCTTCATCCGAAAGATGCAGAAGATGGTATCCGCTTCTGCAATTACCTCCGTGCCACCACTAACATCCACATCCGAAACCAAAGCCACAGTCCCAGCCTTGCAATGGACCGGTAATGCCGTCGAGTTGGTAGAACTAATCTATGCCCTCTACGCCACCGGCTGCATCAATGGCGGCAAGGCTTCGCTGAAAGAGCTTGCTCCTGTCCTCTATTCCTTTTTCGGTGTGGAGTCCAAAGACTGCTACCGCTTCTATACGGACATCAAACGCAGGAAAAGCGACAGTCGCACCTACTTCCTTGAAAAGATGCAGGACAAACTGAACGCGAAGATGCGACATGACGATGAATTGGAGCGGATGAGGAGATAAACGAATGCCAAACAAAGGATAAGCGGCCGGATTATACGGTTTCTTATCCTTCTTCATTTACAATCACTCTATTATCTGCCGGAAAGCCGATTAAAATCATTAACTTTGCAAGTATTAATCAATGACGGATGAAAATAGATAACCTCGAAATATTGAATGGACTGATTGCCGGAGCCGAAGGCGGGACAGTTGAGTTCAAAGAAACTACCGGGCAGTTGGAGCGTGGAATGGAAACTCTTTGTGCCTTCTTGAACGGTACGGGCGGCACGGTGCTGTTCGGTGTAACCGACAAGGGAAAGATTATCGGTCAGGAAGTGAGCGACAAGACGAAGCGCGATATTGCGGAAACCATCAGACGAATCGAGCCGTTTGCGACCATTGATATATCCTATACAGACATTCCGGGAACGAACAAAAGTGTTATAGCTTTATCAGCGGAAGAACAACGATATATGCGCCCGTTCACCTATAAGGGGAGGGCTTATCAACGGATAGAGAGCGTTACATCTGCCATGCCGCAGGGTATATACAACCTGTTGGTTATGCAGCGAGGCGGAACCTATGCTTGGGATTCCATGCAAAATCCCGGCTTGAAAATATCCGACCTTGACGAAACGGCAATCTTGGGCGCAGTACGTGGAGGAATCAGAGGCGGACGTTTGCCGGAAGGTTCTATGCAGGAGGATATCCGAACCATCCTTGAAAAATTTGACTTGTTGAATGATGGAAAGCTGAACAATGCTTCCGTTGTCCTATTCGGACGGAACTTCTACCATTATCCCCAATGTCTGCTCCGTTTAGCCCGGTTCAAAGGAACGACAAAAGATGAATTTTTAGATAATCAGCGTGTGACAGGCAATATATTCAACTTGCTGGATGCTGCAATGGCATTTTTCTTCAAGCATTTGTCCCTTTCCGGTAAAATTGAAGGTTTGTACAGAGAAGAGGAACTGAATGTGCCATATAAGGCATTGAGAGAATGTTGCATAAATGCTTTTGCACATCGTGTTTACCATCGCCCCGGCAGTTCAGTCGGGATTGCTATCTATGATGACCGCGTGGAGATTGAAAACAGCGGAACATTTCCGCCTGATATTACCATTGAGAAACTGTTGGGTGGCCACAATTCCGAACCACAAAATCTGATAGTAGCCAATGTGCTGTACAAAAGTGCAGTATTGGAGAGTTGGGGACGTGGCATAGCCCTTATGGTAAACGAATGTCGCCGTGTCGGTATTCCGGATCCGGAGTTTCATACCGACGGCAATGCTGTATGGATTGTGTTTCATTATACAAGAACTACAGTAGGACAAGACCCCACAGCACCCCCACAGCAACCCTATAGTAACCCCACAGTAACCCCACAGTTAGGAAAACTGTTGTCTGCTATTGGGAACAACACTCTCTCTGCTAAAGAAATCATGGAGAAAACGGGAATGAAAGATAAAAGGAATTTCTTAAAGAACTATATCCATCCGGCAATAAATTCCGGTTTGGTCCTTTCACTTTATCCCGTAGGCTCCAAGAATCCGCAACAGAAATACTATCTTACTGATAAAGGTAAAGGTTTCCTGCAACAATAACGGGTATGGCTAAAAAGAAGAAACATAAGAATGATGTAAAAACTGATTTACCGATAATCATGGATTATGGTATCGGCAGTATATCCGTTTATGACCCGGCAGACATGATGCCATACAACGAGCCGCCAATTAGCGAACAAATCCGCTTCAAGAAACTCGGCAAAGAGATGAAATCCGAGTTCAAGTGGCTGGTATCTTCCGTAGTGATTGAGTATTGGCAAGAAAACCGACAGATACCTTTCGGTGAAGAAATGTCGAAACTCAGAACCAGACTGTTGAGAATGTTTGCCGAAGAATACAGCATACTGCTTAAAGACGATACAGAGCTGAAAAATTATTTGCTGACGCTTGCCATTACCACCATCAACAAGCATCTCAAATCTGAGAATAAAAAGAGGGTGTCAAAACTCTCTTTTTAACAAAATTACCCTTGCTACAGATATCTGTGACAGGGGTAATTTTCATATTTTGGGTGTTTTGACACATCCCCTTTTTCACATATAAAGGAATCTGTTATTTCTGCTGCAACAGGTGTTTCAAGTTTTCATCATTTGCGATACGTTCCAGTTCCTCTTGAACAATCTGCTTCACTTCCTCCTTGATGCGCCTGTAATTCGCCTGAACCGTTTCCTTCATGCGGTCGTTGCCGTCCCCGTCCGTAAAGTCGGTAATGACGGGGATTTTCTTGTAGGCTTTCTCCTCGCGCCTCACCTTCTCGGCATCCACGACAATCTCACAATGAAAAATCTTCTGCTCGATACGCTCGTTGAAGTTGTCGGACACCGAACCGACAAACATACCCTGCGTCAAGCCGGAAATCTTGCTCGGCGGGATGAGTGAATCCATCTGCGTGTTGATGGAGGTGGAAACATCCTGCCGGTTGATGGAAATGGACTGCCGTTTCTGCAACACCTTACCGAAGCGTTCGGAAAGCGTCTTGGCGGTTTCACCCACCACCTGACCGGAAAAGATATTGCCGACGGTGTTCATCACGACCTTCGCTTCTTTATCACCGTAGTCGCGCACCAACTGGCTGAAATCCTGAAAGCCCAGACACACGGCAACCTTGTTGCTTCGCGCGGTGGCGATAAGGTTGTCCAACCCCTTGAAATAAATCGTGGGCAGCTCGTCGATGATGACCGACGACTTCAGCATCCCTTTCTTGTTGATGAGTTTCACGATACGGGAGTTATACAGACCGAGAGCGGCCCCGTAGATATTCTGACGGTCGGGATTGTTGCCCACACAGAGTATTTTCGGTTCTTCGGGGTTGTTGATGTCCAGCGTGAACTCGCTGTCCGACATCACCCAATAGAGCTGCGGGGAAATCATCCTTGACAAAGGGATTTTCGCGCTTGCTATCTGCCCCATCAACTGCTCCGCAGCCCCTCCGAGCCATGCGTCCATGAACGGAGAAAGATAGTTTTCCAATTCCGGGTAAGAGGTCAGTATCGGGAAAATATCCTCATAGCGGCGGTTCAGGAACTCAATCGCATGGGGGAACGTACAATACTTGCCGTTCTGGAAAATTTTGAGATACCAGATAATAGCCGCGAAAAGGATGATGGGCGATTCTACGAAAAAGTCGCCCTGCTTTTGCACCCAACTTTTATTTAAGTTGAGCATAATGGTGTACGCACTCTCATAAGCGTCCGTAATATCCTCCATGAAGTCCGGGTGAATGGGATTGCAACGGTGCGAACGTCGCGGGTCATCGAAGTTTATCACATAAAACTTCGGTTTCACCTTGTAGCCCTCCGGGTGGTTCAGCAGATGGTTGTATGCTATCGTGGACAAGTCGCTGAATTTGAAGTCGTACACATACATCGAGAAGCCCTTTTCTATCTGCTGCTTGATGAAATTATTTACCACTGCATAGGATTTACCGCTGCCCGGAGTACCCAACACGATGGAAGCCCTAAAAGGATTCACGACATTGATCCAGCCATTGTTCCAACGCTTTTTGCTCTAAATCATACTCTGAGCATATTTTTTCTTAAATCCTGAACGATTATCCATTACAAACAGCAACTATTTGGAAATCTGCATATACATTTGTCTTATTGTAAAACTCAACAGTATCAGTTTATGACGAATAGTATTAAAATCTCTCCTCAAAGAACCAGTTTCATACTTTCAGTAAGTGTCATCCTTTACTGGGCAACAGACTCCTATTTATATCTCAGTTGCCATATCAACCTGATGGAATATTCTACTCCAGTTATTCTATATATTACGGCAATGATACTCGCATGTGGAGTACTTAAGCATTTCTTCTTCCGATTCATTACAAAGAATGAATTGAGTTTGTCTTTGGGCAAACAAGTAAGACCTCTACCCGAACAAATTAAGGAGATTGATCCGGAGTGCCCAAAGGACAAGGATATAAATCCGGGAAACTTAGTTGTAAAACATGATTATATGGATAATTATGAAGTGCGTGTCGCCGAAATTGAACGTGAAAAAGCAGAAAGGCAGGCAGACATTAAGCGTGTCATTCATGAATATACCACATTTGTAATGACGGAATTTCTCTCAAAAGAAGATCTTGAAATTCTGCATGAAAACATAGAGTGTTTTGCGTACGGACAGTCTGATTTATACAAACCAATCCGTTCAAAAGTAGATAATTCCCTCCGTTCTATCGACCTGATGCATTTCGTATGGAACATCGGGGAAAGATTGGACATTTCTCTTATAGACAGAGCAACCTTCATACATACGATATTCCCACATGAACTAAAAGATGCTTCGATTAAATATCTGGCTAAAAATCTCCGGACATGCGGAGTTTGCAAAATAGCCCTTGATATTCCTAAAACCGGAGATTATCATTTCAAAATTACGAAATTTTGTACTGTTTAAATTTTGCAAATAAGACAAAAAATATCTCAAATACGACAAAATACGCGCTTTTAATATTTTAACATATAAACAGCTACATAGTCGCTTCCGTAAATACGACAGATACGTCCGAATAGGTTGTATTCGTTCGCAGTTCGACCGGTAGTTCCATGAGTTGCGACACTTTCAGTGCAATCGCTCGGCTCATATAAATATCATCGTGCTTACCCTCGACAGCCCCATAGCTACCGTCGGGCTTTAACTCATACCACTCGATTTCATCCAACGCCCGCTTGTCGCGTTCGATATAAAGGATTTCGCGCAGGCGTTTGGTCATCTGCGTAACAAGGTCTGTTTTACTGGCAGCGTTCGTGTGGAACCCGTAACGCTTCGGTCGTCCCTCGCGGATCTGTACGGGGTCTGTCCGCGAGAACAGATTATCATAGTGTTCTTTTATCGTGTCGAGAATCGTCAGCGTATGGTCTCCCTCCTGTCCTTTGGGGTCGAGGCTGTTCGCTTCGACGGCCAGCAGTGCATGACAGAACCACTCGGCGACCTGCACGGCCCGCCACACCGTCAAATCTTGGTCGAGGTGAAAACGATAGGTGGCGATACACTCCTCCACACCGCCGTCGATCATCGCCGCGCGGTCGATTACCGAAATCACGCTGTAATCGGCATTGGGGTTACGGCCGCCGATGTCGAGTGCCACCACATAACGATCGGCGATGCGGCGTGAGGTGTCGGGTAATTTCCATACGTAGAAATCACCTGTCGGCGTGGGCACGAAACGAATGTTTTGCAGCACTTCGGGGCCACACGTCGCATCGGCCACCAGCTCGCCGACATAGAGCGGCTCGCGGGTATATGGCCGGAGTTGCCGAACGTAGAGCGGATCGTGCGCGGGGCGCCCGGTGGTCTGGAACGCTTCTTCGGCTGTTGAGGGAAACTCGCTGCACATCTGCCAATCGGTCGAATACTCGCGTCGCTTCTCCCTGTACCAATTCAATCCTTCCAGCGTTGCGCCGGCATGGAATCGCGCCAGCTCGTCGCGTGTCATGGAGTGCACGAACTCCGTCTTTTGCCGCTCGCTGACGAACGGCTTATAATATATGTCTATCTCGTACCATGCCACGAATAACGGCGTATAGGCCGATCGTCCGTCCACCGCCTCGCACCATGTATCGTGGAAAAAGTTGCCGATTCCTTTGGCCGTCGATTCCAGCACGACGACCGTGAACGGCTCGCGCGGCACGGAGCCGAGAATCGTCTGTATCACATCTTCCGGTTTGCGTTCCTTCGTTTTTTTCCACAAACCGACTTCTGACAAATGAGCCATCTTCATATCACCCGAACGGAGGCTGTCAGGCTTCTGCATGGAGCCGATCGAGACGACACAATCCCGATCGACGAGCATTTTATTTTTACTCGAACCTTCGAAATTACAGAATTGAACGGAACATATTTCGACCGGATGCCGCCGGGCCATGCGCGAATACATCGCACGGATCGTTCGCGCCTGATCCTCCACGTCGGCCACGATCACGCTGTTCCATCCCGAACGATGGAACAGTTGTATCCATGCCATGAACATCTGCACGACCGTACTGCCGCCCCATTGCCGGGCTTTGAGCAGCACGATACGCACGGGCTTTCCCGCGAATAGGTCACAAAGAAGGATGCGTACCAATTTGAGTTGCGCCCATCGCAGCTTGAACGGCACAAGGCGGCCCGACGTTTTGTCGAAGATTTTGACGCACGAAATACACCAAAACTCGAAATCATATACAGCGCGGAGCCTATGAACGGCCCTGCACATTGCCCCGGGGTCGATGCCTTCTGCGACGGCATAACGTTCGACCCCGCCGGCAGCAATAATAGCGGCGACGGTCGGTGTTATCGCCATATAGACAGGGATAAGAACATAGCTGTCAGACGTAAAATAAAGCCGGACACGCTCGATGGGTGACCCTTCGCCGGTGAGAGGATTGTACGAAGCAAAAAGTCGCTTTACCCGAATTTCATTCTGAGCCAGTATTGCCCGGACATCAGATGCGCCCGTTGATGATACGCCGGACATAATTCGGACTTAACCCGATCACGGGGTCTTTGCATATCATATCCACGAAATAAGTCTTGGACAGATATTTCAGCCGTTCGGGATTCTCGGCCCGTTCACGTGCGAGCATCTCTTCGTAACGGCGGCGTATTTCGTTGTGTCTCTTCAAAATCTTTTCGGGAACCTCGTCCCGCACCCGTTTTCCTTTGCTCATAGTGATATGTTTTCTGCGTTCACCGCAATAATAGCGATAATTATAACTTCTTGAAAACTAACAAACAACATACTTTTACAACAGAATATATCACGCACAAAATCAATCGGTAAAAATGCAGGAAGAAAACACCGTTCAAGAACAGGAACAAACGCCGCGCGTCTCGCGTGTGCGCGAATACATGACGGCCAAATTCCCCGACAGGGAATTCGGCGACGACAGCGAGCTGGAACAAGCACTTTACGATTATCTCACGCAAAGCGACAAAAAGATCGCAGGCCACGAAGCGGCCAACAAGACGATCATGGAGGTCGTACAAGCCTATCCCGAATTTGCACAAATCATCGAGGACGTGGCCAACGGAATCCCCGTACAGGTCGCTATCGCCCGGCAGTTCGATCCATCGGAGTTGGCCGTGCCGGAGGGAGAGCCGGACTACGAAGCCTACAAACAAGCCGCCGAGGAACGCACCAAACGTCTCGCGGACATGAAAGCCCGTGTCGAAACCCGCGAAAAGAATATGGCCCGAAGCAAAACGGACGTCGATGCGTTCTTCGCCGAACAAGGGCTGAGCGAGGAAGAGCAGCAGCAATTCGTCGCATGGGTAGACAACGAAATCCTCGCCAACCTGCTCGACGGCAAGGTGAACAAAGAAATCCTTACGAAACTCTATCAAGGATGGGTGTACGATACGGCTGTCGCCGAGGCCCGCGAGACAGGTAAGGTCGAAGGACGCAACGAACAAATCGAGACCCGCCGTGTACGAACGCAAAAGACCGACGGACTGCCGGCAGACGGCGGCGGCGTTGAGGCAACATCTGCCGTCAAAACGGACAAAGATATAATCGACGAGGTGATAACTCGCCGCAACAAACGAAGATTCTAATCAATTACCGACAATATGAAAAACAACAAATTTCTCTACGGCCTGTTCGCCGTCTGCGCATGTGCCGTAAGTGCGTATCTGTTTCATGAACTCCTCGCATGGTTCGCGCCGGACGATCTGGGCGGGGTTCTCGTGGCTGCCGGCAGCGCAGCGGCGACCGCCGATCAGACGATGCGGGGCACGGTTCTGACCACCAAGACGCCGAAAAAAGACGGGACGATCGAGGAACAAGACATCAACCGCCCGACGATTTCCAAGAAGATCACAAAGATCAACCCGTCGCTGTTTCCGATGGATACAATCCTGCGGGAAATCGAGACCGTCCCGTGCAAATCAGTCGAATATCAGTATTACAGCGTGCGCGGACGCGGTGTGCAAAGTAAGATCAAAACGGCCTACGCCGTCTCCGGCGAAGCGAGCGGAGCGAAACAAATCACCGTAACGAACGCGCACATCTTCTCGGTGGACGGCAACGTGCTGTTTCCGACCTTCGAGGTCGATAACGACACGAAGGTCGCCTCTCCCGTCGCATCGGGCGGCATCTCGCTCAATCCGCTCATCTGCCACATCGTCGCCACAGACGCTATCAGCCAAGACAAAATCACGATTTTCCCGCTCAACACGGCAACGCTGCCCGCGCTGCCGGCCGATACGCCGCTCTATCGTCTCGGCGTCGCCAAGCACGAAAACGCGGGTATGTCCGAAGACCCCAGCCAGATGCCGTACAGCGACAGCAACTACTGCCAAATCCACATGACGACCGTATCGGAAGGTCTCTACCAGAAACTCACCGAGAAAGACGTACAGTTCGGGCTGCTCGACATGAAGGAACAGGCGCTTCTGGATTTCCGCATGACCAACGAGGCCGATGCGCTGTTCGGAGTGAAGCAGCAGATCGTCGATCCCATCTCCCGAAAGGTGAAATACATGAGCGACGGGATGCTCCGCAAGATCGACAAACGCCTCGACATGGGGACCGAGAGCAAGATCACCAACGACCTTATCTACGGCTGGGCCTCGGACATCTTCTGCGGCAACAACGGCAGCGAACGCCGCGTCATGTTCTACGGCAAAGACTTCGGCCGCCAGATCGCGGGGGCCTCTACCGTCGTCAAACAGCTCGAAGCCGGTAATACCGAGGTCGTGTTCGGTATCACATTCCACCGTATCGCCACGCCCGATGGAGAGCTGCTGATGAAGCCCCACGACCTGCTGAACGAATACGGATACAGCAAGGCCGCAATCGTGATCGATCCTGCGAATATCTATCGTGCCGAGCGCAAACCGCTGGAAGCGACGGAACTCGAACGCGATAAGGTCGGACTTTCCCGCTCGACGGACGTGCGAATCGACGAAAGCCATACGCTCGCAGTTCTCAACCCCGACACCCATGCGGTTATCACGGTAAAATAAACACACCATAGCAGAGGTACGACCTCTGCTGCCTAAACAGACCTACGACATGGCTACATTCTATGTACTCAACAACAAGAAATACCGCACATCCGTCCGCCTTCGGGACGGACGGCTGGAAGCGATACGTTTCGAGCCGGAGGTTTACTTCGGCGGTATCGGCCAAAGCACCTATACCACCTCCGATCCGGAGGTTATCGAAGCTCTCAAAAAACATTATGCCTACGGAACTACTTTCTGGGAAAAGGAACCGACCGCAGAGGCCGACACTTCGGCACCGAACGACATACCCGTCGATTTGGAAGCGCTACTGCCCGACCCTGACAACGCGATTCGGGAGGAAACCGTAACGTCGGTGGCATCCGCCCGGGCATGGCTGCAAGCCAATCTCGATTACGTCATTCCGGCAGGCATGAAGAAGGACGACATCAAAATCGAAGCGGCGAAACGAAACGTACTGTTCATCCAATGGTAGGAATGCGCAAATACATCATCACAAAGGCACTGCGGTGCATCGACGAGGTTTACCCCGACGATAACGATGCCAACGGGCCGCACTTTCCGTTGGAGGAGTTCATCGACGAAGCGGGCAGGCGGGTGTTGCTGGCTGCTCCGTTGCACGTAATCCCGAATCGGGCTGCTCTTACGGAGTGCGTGTTGAGGCCGCACACCGACGGAAGCGGCGAAATCGACCTGCCGGACGATTTTCTCAAACTCGCACGCTTGCGTATGGAGGGCTGGCAGCGTCCGGTGCTGGCGGCGATTCCGGAAGAACATCCCGCCGCCCGACGTCAGTATCACCCCGTAACGCGGGGCGGTACGGCAAAACCCGTCGTACTGCTTACACACGGTGGGACACGGCTCCGGTATTTCAGCGTAACAGAGGCACAGCACCGCATCGCCGAAGGTGAATACATCGCTTACACGAGCCTCGACGACACCTACCCCGAACGGCTCGCAGAGACTACGGCATGGATGCTCGGAGCATTGGTATTAGGCGTGGCCAACGATGCAAACGGAGCGAAAACGGCCGAGGCACGCGCAATGGAAATACTCTCTGCATTATGAAATTCGACGTGAAGATAGACTGCATGGCGCTGTTCAACGAGTGCATGGATCAAACGCTCATCGACTACCGCAACCGCACGACAGAAACCGGACAATCCATCGCGGCGACGCATACGCTCGACCGGTCGCTGCTCGATACGTTCTACGTCAATCTTCACAGCGTGTCCAAGGCCCTCCGTACAGCCCTCCGAAAACAGGTCTGCGAGGTGCTGTTCATCCCCGACCTGTTGCAATATCGGATGTACCTCGACCCCGGCATACCACCGGAGAGTATCGCAGTTGAGGTAAAAGACGCGCTGAAATACGGGATGCTCTGCTGGTGGTACGGCGGGCGGGACATTCCGCTGTTCCAACTTTACCGCTCCTTATACGAAACCACAGTAGAAAGGCTGCGCGACCAGATACGCAGTACCCATACCGAAAGACCTTACCGCATATTATGATTACGCGCGAAAACAAACTCTTCCGGCTGTCATGGCTCAAATCCAACCTTTTCCGTGCTACGAGTACGGAGACGGCCTACAACGCCCGCATGTTAGAAAACGAGACAGGGCAAGATATGTTCGACCGATACGCCATGACGATCGACGAGCGCCCCTTCTTCGACGAGCACATCGCGCAAGCGTTGCTCGCCCTGTTGCATCATTTCCGACGCATTGTACCGGACTGCCAGCCGATAACGACCGAGGGCGACGCATGCGGCCTTACGTTCGCAGCCCGCGTAAGCCGCGACGAAGATGAATTTTACAGCCACGCAGAGCTGCAAGGCGTCGAACGGAGCGCCACCGAAATATTGCGCTACTATATACTCGCCGAATGGTATTTGTCGATTCGCGCCAATGATCTGTGGACTGCCTATACACAAAAACTCACCGCAGCCGTCGCCACGCTGTCGTCCTACCTGTTCCGGTTTTACCGTCCCGTATTACGACGCGCCCATCGGGTATCTCCGTGCCCCGAAGAATATTCGCAGCACGGAGAAATACAAATCATCGACGCAGGCCTGGTTTAACAAGTCAATATCAATGCAATGGAATTAAATACTATTCACCTAACGGATGCTTTGAACGGCCTGAAATCGCTTCCCGATGAATCGGTGGACTGCATCGTTACGTCGCCTCCCTATTGGCAGATGCGAGACTACGGCATCGGCGGAATCGAGTGGCCGGACGGTTGGTTCGGACAGTTGGGTTTGGAACCTACACGCGATAGTTACATAGCGCATTTGTGCCACATCTTCGACGAGTGCCGTCGAGTATTGAAATCCTCCGGTTCATTGTGGGTAAATTTGGGAGACACATACAGCAATCCGCCTAAATACAACCGACCGCAAAAGATCGAATGGCACGAACATTCAAAAAACAATTCATGCCTAAATAATCAACAGGTCGATACAGCACGCCTTCGTATCCTCCGTAAATCATTGTGCAATATTCCGAATAAGTTTGCCGATGAAATGATCTTCCGCGAGTGGATTCTGCGCAATGAAATCATTTGGCATAAACCGGCCTGCATACCGTCAAGCGTCCACGACCGCTTTACGGTAGATTTTGAAAAGATATTTTTCTTTACCAAAAACTGCCGTTATTACTTTCAACAGCAATTCGAACCTTATGCCCCTGCAACGTTCATCCGTTATCAGAGGCCCCATAATCTGAGTGGAAAAGGAATAGAATACCGGAGAATCAGCGGACGGCCCAAAGGAAAAATCGACATAAATCCTCACGGACGGAATATGCGATGTGTATGGCGCATCCCGTATGAACCGAGTAAAGAGGCGCATTATGCCATGTATCCAATGCGATTGGTCGAAATTCCAATTAAAGCCGGATGTCCCGAAAGCGGAATCGTCCTCGACCCTTTCATGGGTAGCGGCACGACGGCCGTCGTAGCACGACGATTAGGAAGAAAATACATCGGATTCGAGCTGAATCCCGACTACATCGACATTTGCCGGAAACGGCTGAAACAAGGCAATTTATTTTCATAAAACCACATCAAATGGAAAATCACGAAATATTGCGATACATCGTCGATCTGACCGGTATAGAAAGCCGTGCATTTCATCGGGCGCTCCTGCTCGAAGCAGTCGTTTGGTGTGCGATGATCGGCGCCGTGATAATCGACTTTACGACCGGTATCCGTAAAGCAAAAGTATTGAAAATACCCAGAGACAGTCATGGTTTCAGACGTTCGTTCTCGAAATTCGGCGACTACGGGAAAGTAACGGGAATGCTCATGTTATTCGACCTGCTGGCTATTCTGTTCGGCATCTATTCGCTTCCGTATGCCTCCGGCGTGGCGGCCGTGGGTGTCGTCTATACCGAGTATCGTTCCGTCCGCGAAAATCTCAAAGCGATAAAATCCTCGGCGGTGGAGATGACAACTATCGTAGAGTTGTTGGCCAAAGCCAAAGACCCTAAAAAGATAACCGAACTATTGCTCCAATACAATGAGGTGAAAAATAACGCCAGCCGGCAACAACCTAAAAATAACGATACGAAATGAAAATCTTGATCGACAACGGGCATGGCCGCGCCACGGCCGGAAAACGCTCTCCCGTATGGCCCGACGGGAAACAACTCTTCGAATACGAATTTAACAGGGACATCGCCCGACGAATGCATGAGGCGCTGACCGCACGCGGGACCGACAGCGTGCCGGTCGTTCCCGAAATCGACGATATTCCGCTGGCGGAACGCACCCGCCGTGTGAACGAGATCGCCGCACAGGTCGGCCCGGAAAATTGTCTGCTCGTCTCGATTCATGTCAACGCCGGAGGCGGCACGGGATGGGAAGCGTGGACATCCGTCGGAGAAACGGAAGCGGATAACTATGCGACGATCTTTTACGAAGAAGCCGCCCGTGCATTTCCCGAACAGAGGATGCGTATGGACACGACGGACGGCGACCCGGACAAAGAGGCGCATTTTTATCTGCTCCGACATACGACCTGCCCGGCCATTATCACCGAGAATTTCTTTATGGACACGGAGGCCGATTGCCGGCTGATTCTCTCGGAGGAGGGCCGCAAACGTGTAGCCGACATGCACGTTTCGGCGCTGCTTCGCTGTATCGAATATCACCGAAACAAATAACCTGTCGCTATGAAAATCTATTACGATTCCAAACTCGCAAAGAGCCTGTTGTTCGGCTCGTTCAAAACCTGCATGTTCTTCGGCGTCGTGCTGACCGAGTACACCGCATTGTCTGAAAAAGTGAAACGGCATGAGGGGATTCATGTCCGGCAATATTGGGAATGTCTCGCCGCCAGCGTCGTATTGTGGTTTCTCCTCCATGTAGGAGCCGCGTTGCTGGGCGGCCATGTATCCGCATGGTGGCTGTTGTTCGTGCCGACGACCTTCTACCTGTTGTATGGGGTCGAATGGCTGATTTCTTACGTCTATCACATTCTCCAAGGCGATGCACGCGACCGATGGAACGACGCAGCCTACCACGCTTCCGCCTTTGAGATGGAGGCATACGCGCACGAAGCCGAGGCCAACTACCTGTCCTCGCGCCGTTGGTTCGCGTTCGTCAAATATTACGGAAAACTCTGATGCATCATGAAACGCGCCTTACTCATAGCCTCCGTTCTGTCGCTCTGCATGGTAAGTTGTTCACCCAGCAGGGTATTGGTGCAAAGCCGCCAGACCGATAGCGTGCGGATAGACGAGAAAATCCGGATTCGAACGCAAATAAAATATGTTCCGGTCATCGTACATATTCCCGATCAGCAAACGAGCGTAATAGCCGAGCCATCCGACACATCGCACCTCGAAACGAAATATGCCGCCTCCGATGCCTTCATACGTCCCGACGGGAAATTATATCACGACTTACGGAATAAGCCGCAAGAGAAGTCCGAAATCGTCCCCGTCGAGATTACGGACACAACGGCGACGAGTACGATCGTCCGGCAGGAACAAGAGCGGATCGAGGTACCCGTACCGATGCCCCTCACATGGTGGCAGCGGTTCTGGAATATATCGGGAAAAATCGCATGGGGACTGCTGGCCGGAGCGATTATCGGTATCATCGTGCGACGAAGATTATAGTTATGGAGAGTTGCCGTGCCCATACGATCATTGCAGGAACGAGCTTCGCCATGCTGATTACCGCGTTGAGGGACGACGTGGAATTACCGGAGGAATTGCCCGACACGATTCCCTCCGCGTGGCTCGACAACCTCGACCGTTACCGCATCGTGCTGTTGTTATCGACCTCCAAACACGGCCCGAAGGCGATTGCCGGAACCGCTGCGGAATACGAACTGAAAATCGAGCGACGCGACAGCGCTCGCTACTTCGTAAATATTCCGGCCTCGGCGACCGAGGAAATGGAGGAAGGCGAAATTGTCCTTACCGTCGAATTGCAGGATACGCAGACCGATACGGTAATGAAAGCCGAACGGCGCACGGTTCCACTTGTCAAAGCAAGACTATGAAACTACTCTGCATATTGCAACAAGGCGATTTGTCCGTAACCGACGGCTCGGTTCTTTCTCACCGACTTTATTTCGACTTCGCAAACCGCATAGGCATCGACGGAAAAGACGGTGAAGATGGAACAGACGGAACGGACGGATTGACGCCGGAAATCGGCAAGGATGGAAATTGGTGGATCGGAGACCGAAATACCGGAGTACCGGCCGTCGCATTCCGCAGTTACGCATCGCTGGCCGCCTTCCCGAAACAGGGGAATAACGACATGCTCTATCTGGATGAAACAACGAACCGGTTTTATCGCTGGGACGCGCCGGCACAAAACTATCGCACGGTCAGCCCCGACTACAACGACATCAAAATAATCGACGGCGGAAACGCACAATTCTAAACTACATGGCCACGATAACGGTAAAAAGCAAAATCATCGTCCGCAACGATACCGACGCGAATTGGGTATCGGCAAATCCCGTGCTGCTGAAAGGCGAAGCCGGATATTGTACAGACAAACTCTGCCTCAAATTCGGCGATGGCTCGACGAAATGGAACGACCTCCCCAAATTCGGCGGACAATCCGTTATCATTCAGAGCACGGCGCCTTCGGATGGAAGCCAACATACCTACGAGGAGGGGACATTTTGGATCGACCTTTCTGCATCCTCTCCCGAAATCTACATATTGATCCAACGGGAGAGCGACAACCGCGAGTGGCTCCAACTCATCACGGCCGAGGCACTCGCAGCAAAAGGGGCGATGCTGGCAAAGGATTTTGCAAAGGAAAGCGAAGCCGGTGCCAAGACCGGATATGTCGATAAGGCACTCTCAGCCGACAAGCTCAAAACGGCCCGAGCTGTTACATTGGCAGGAGCCATCACGGGAAACACGACCTTCGACGGTAGTAAGGACATATCTATCGAAACATCGCTGAAACCACTCGAAGAACAGGACATCCCTGAGCTGTCTTTATCTAAAATCAAAGACGCAGGAACGGCGGCCGCGTGCAACACGGGCACCGAAGCAGGACAAATACCCGTAATCGGGGAGGGCGGAAAGCTCAACGAGGCACTGATCCCTCAGCAAACACTTACGACCGACAATGTGAACGAGGGCAAAAAAAATCTTTACTATACGAATGAGCGAGTAACCAATTACTTGCAAGACACCGCAAACACCTTTGTAATGGATGGAGGAAACGCATGATGAATGAACTGATAACCATACACACCCGATTTCAACACAGGCGGGCGACAGCGGCTCGCTGGGCAGAAGTCAATCCCATATTACGAGAAGGAGAACTCGGCATAGAACTCGATACACGGCGTATGAAATTTGGCGACGGCGTAACGAGGTGGAACAGTCTGGAATATTGCTCGAAAGAGATTCTTCCGGCATCGGCCACAGAGCTGGGCGGGATAAAAGCCGAGGGGAAAACTAACGGATATAGCGTCGAAGTACGCATAGACCCCAACACACACAAATTATACGTGCCAGACTATCCCCAAATTCCAAAACTCGGAGCCGTAGCAACCAGCAACGACTACAACGACCTCAATAACAAACCCGATATTCCGGCCCAATATTCGCTGCCCGCAGCATCGGAAACCGCACTCGGAGGCATAAAGGCCGCAAGCAAAACCGTAGAATATACCGTTGAGGTAAAGAAAGACCCTGCTACGCACAAACTCTATGTCCCGGCATCGACGGTATCGGGAGAATCGCCCGATAACGGAATATTGCCCGGACTGATCGTGAAAATAAGTTACAAACGACAGGATAAAAGCACACATTTTACGAACGAGACAGCGGCAATAATGAACGGCGACATTTATTTCCGTCCGTTATGCAGTCTCGAACATTTCAATCGAATCTTACCCAACTTATATATCGGGCTGGCAAGGTGTAATTCCCGTTCACATAAAATAATCATGCAAAAGCCCACAAAAAAACAAATAGGTTGGCATATCGTGGGAAACCCGTCCTATAAACTTTCTTCACAAGAACGGTATCCGCAGAAAACCGTATTTACCGAAAAATTCAATGACCACCCACGTTGGACATGGAACGACACAGTACCAGAGGCTGTCGCCGACTTAATTTCGGAATATCACGGAGAATGGATCAAGTTTCCGTATGATCTGGAAACGATTGCCAGACGTTTTATTTATATGTATCAAATACAATATCAGACGCCAAAAATATATACGGTTCTTCCGATCGACACGCTACAAGGGACACAAGTTAAAGACGGTTTCCTTAAAATAAGTACCATTCGTCGCAGAGTATCATTGGATATGTCTCGAACTACGGCAAGCGATTTTTACGCCTCGGTAAACCTCGGATTGTGTTTTTGTCGGTCCGAGACCGAGCCGCCGCATTTACAACGAACATTATTAGGACCAATTCTGCCTCAACGAGTGATAATCGTCCGTAAATACGGTCTCAACAAAGTTTACTATTTGATGAAAAGCCCTGAAAGAAGAAGTCGCATCACAAAATAGGTCTCCAAGAGGGAGCGCAAATGTATCGGTTAAGACTGGATGCTGAGCCATCTGTCATTGGTAAAAACTGGAACCCCGAAAGGCGGTACTGTCATTGGTTAGAACTGTTTGCTACACCCTCTTGGTTTTTATTTATTTTTGAGATCACTCCGATTCTACTCATCTAAAAAAATTCTTGCCCGCAATATTTGGTATTTTGGCATTTTTGCCTTACTTTTGTTCCCGCTTCCCGATTATGGGGTATAAGCAGGCCCGGAGAGGTGGGTGAGTGGCTTATACCACCGGTTTGCTAAACCGGCGTGCGGGGTAACTCGCACCACGAGTTCGAATCTCGTCCTCTCCGCAAAATGAAAACCACCGATTTTTTTGGTGGTTTTTTCATATCCAAAAGGTTTTCTAATAGTTTTCCAAAAATAATTTCATCCCGATATTTTCTATATAGATACATAATTTTCTCTATCATATTATTTGCATAATATAAATTTATAACTTACTTTTGCAGTGTAAGATACAAACACGAGAACAGACACAAAAAATCGCAAGAATTATTTGTAGAAAATTTTTCAGTTCTCCGGTTTGCTAAACTGACGTACGGGATTACTGTACCGGGGGTTCGAATCCCTCTCTATCCGCAATAAAGGGTGTAAATCAAGCATTTGCGAGATTTACACCCTTTTTTACACCCAAGAATGTAAAATTGGGTGTTTTTGTATTTTTTAAGATTCTTCAAAAGAATGTCAATTACAAAGCGATTGGTATTTCTATGGACTGGCAGAATGAACCTTTATGACGAAAAATATAGTTATTCAAAAAAATAAATATCTTAAATATGGAATTCATTTGCCAAATATGAAATTTCTATTCATATATTCCTCTTTTGTAATTCATTAGATATTGGGTAAAAGTCTTGCCTGTTTCTTTTTTGAAAAAACGCATGAGGTGACTGGGGTCGGAAAAGTGGAACTCGTCTGCCAGTTGGCTCACATTCAGATTGGAGAACAGTAGCTCATTTTTCAGCTCTTCCAAAAGACGTTGCTTGAGTAAGTGAATGGCTGATACACCAAATTGCGCCATGACAGAATTATTCAAGGTGATACGACTTACCCGAAGCATATCAGCATATTCTTGAACGCGCTGTGTCGTTCGGATATGTTTTTCGAGTAAGTACTTGAATTTGAATGCGTAATTGTTTTTTGGCACTTCGACAGGTAGACGATAAGTTTGAGCGTATGCCCGGTTGATAATTACCAGTAGATAATAAAGCACTGACACAATGAGGTTGTAAGTGTCTACCACAGGATGTTGTAGTTCTTGTTTTATCTTTTTTAAGAGGCGCATATATTCCGTCAGCTCCTCCGGCTCGGCAAACAAGTAGGGCGGTGTATCAGTCTGATAATAATACAACAGCCGATATACGAAGAACTTGTCAGCAATGAACGTGCGCATAAAGTCTTCGCGGAAAATAAGAAAAGTGTAATCTAGTTCTACCTCGTTCACGTGCCATTCCTGTTGCTGGTGCGGCGACAAAAGCAGCACCATACCATCCCGTAACTCCACTTTTCGGAAGTTCAGCAACAAATATCCATTGGCACGACGAAAGAAATAGAAGCTGAAAAAATCTGTCTTAAACGCCTTATGCTCGGTCAAGACACCACAGATGTCCTTGCTTTCGCCTGTGTTAATGTAGAAGTCTACGCCACATTGCGTTTTATTGAACGGAACGCTTACAAGTCTTTCGGGATTGATTATAGCTTTCATCACTCTTGTTTTTTGCTTTTTGCAAATATACATCATTCTTTTATCAAAATGGCATATATTCCTGTTTTTAAGGCATAGAGACATTGGGATATCCTTTCGAACTTTGTACCCGAAAAATAATACAAAACATAACATCATGAACGAAAAAGCAATTATTCGGTTGGTACGCAGTGCCACCTTGAAAATCAACTATGCAGGACATACCATTCTTATTGACCCCGTATTTGCCGACAAAGGAACCCTGCAATCAGCTCTCGGTGTATATAAGAATCCGAGGGTACATCTCGTAATGCCTATTAGCGACATTACTGAAGGTGTTGATATGGTACTGCTCACCCACAACCACATCGACCATTACGAACCAAGTGTAAAGCAGCATTTGCCGAAAGACATTCCTTTCTACACCCAGCCACAAGATAAGGCCGCCATCCTGAAAGATGGTTTCTCAAATGTAGAAGCGATTGAAGAGAGCATAACCTTAGGTCATCTGACCATCCACCGTGCTATTGGCCATCACGGTTTCGGTCAGATAGGCCAGATGATGGGACCTGTTTCGGGCTATGTGCTGATGTCCGAAGGGCTTCCGACTATTTATATCATGGGCGATTGCAAATGGGAAGAATGTACTCTTGCTACCGTGGAAAAGTATCGTCCTAATTATATTGTGGTGAACAGTGGCGGTGCGGTATTCCCCGAATTCTCTAAGACGGACGGTTGTATCATCCCCAATGAACAGGAAGTAATGGCGATGCTTGACACACTCCCCCCACACATCAAGCTGATTACCGTACACATGGATGCCATCGATCATTGCCAGACCACCCGTGCCATCCTTCGCAACGAAGCTCGCCATCACGGGACGGATATGAGCCGACTGATTATACCGGAAGACGGAGAAAGCATAACACTTAAATAACTGTATAAACAATCATTTCAAAATATTAGAAAGATGAAAAAGATTAGGAAAATCGCGGTAGAACAGAATTTCGCCGCGATCAGTGTCGGTAAGTTGAATGAACTGAATGAATACGAACTTCAGCTTGGCCCGGATGTGAAAATTCCCGGAAAAGTATTCTGCAGCACCGCTCTCGGAACTACGGGAAGCGAGTTTTCTTTCCAGTCATTCGCCCCGGGTACAGAAACCGGATTTCTGCATAGTCACAAGAGTCATGAGGAACTTTATTTTTTCCTCTCCGGTAAAGGTGAATTTCAAGTAGACGGAACAGTGTTCCCAGTGGAAGAAGGTAGCGTTGTCAGGGTATCTCCTGCAGGAAAACGAAGTGTCCGTAACAACGGAACGACTCCGCTCCTCATGCTCTGCATACAATATTGCAGCAATACATTCTCACAGGAGGATGCCACTGACGGAATCATACTGAAAGAACCGGTAAAATGGAAAGTCTCTCCGAAATGATTCTAAAAAGGAACTCTAAGCAGATGACTATCTGTATAAAATCCCTGATAAAGAATATGAACATAGTGGTAGGCTGCTCCATCGGGTGCAGCTACTGCTATGCCCGTAACAACTGCCGCCGTTTCCATATTACGGACGACTTCTCCGTACCGGAATATATGGTGCGAAAGCTGCGTATCATCGACACGCCCAAGCCTCACGTATGGCTGATGACCGGAATGAGCGATTTCTCCGATTGGAAGCCTGAATGGAATGCGGAAATATTCAGACGAATGAAAAGCAATCCGCAACACGCTTATATATTCCTTACGAAATGTCCGGACAAGATCAGTTTCTCTACAGATGACGAGAATGTATGGATGGGCGTGACCGTCACGCGCAATTCCGAAAAAAAGCGGCTAGACGATTTGAAAAGAAATATCAAGGCCAAGCACTACCATGTCACTTTCGAACCTATTTTCGATGAAATCGGCGATATAGATTTCGAGGGTATCGACTGGATTGTCATAGGTACGGAGACCGGACATCGGAAAGGCAAAGTGGATTCCCGTCCCGAATGGGTGCTTCACATTGCCGACCAAGCCCAAACACAGGGCGTCCCCGTGTTTATGAAAGAGGATTTGCTGCCTATAATGGGCGAAGAAAGGATGATTCAGGAACTGCCGGAACAATTTACAAAACGCTTACAATGAATACCGAAATAATCAAAGAAATAGACGTACAGAGCGTTATGACCAAATCCTCACTGCCGGTCGGAGGATATTCGGTCAACCCTTACGTGGGCTGCCCCCACGCCTGTAAGTATTGCTACGCATCGTTTATGAAACGATTCACCGGGCATACAGAACCGTGGGGTGCATTTCTGGACGTGAAGAACTGGAAACCGATAGCCAATCCGCACAAATATGACGGAGAGCGCATTGTGATAGGTTCCGTGACGGATGGTTACAACCCGTATGAGGAGCAATTTTGCCGTACCCACAGGCTGCTCGAAGAGCTGCGTGGGAGCAACGCCGAGATTATGATATGCACTAAGTCCGACCTTGTCCTGCGCGACCTCGACCTGTTGAAGCGTTTTCCCAAAGTAACGGTGTCATGGTCGGTCAATACGCTTGACGAGCGTTTTCGTACGGATATGGACAATGCCGTGAGCATAGAACGTCGTCTGAACGCAATGCGTCAGGTCTATGAGGCGGGCATCCGTACCGTGTGTTTTGTATCGCCCATATTCCCCGGAATAACCGATATGAAGGCGATTATCGAGAAAGTGAAAGGATATGCCGATTTGATATGGCTCGAAAACCTGAATCTGCGCGGGCAGTTCAAGGGAGGGATAATGACGTATATCCGTGAGAAGCATCCCGACCTCTTTCCGTTATACGAAGAAATATACAACAAAAAGAGGCTTGATTACTGGCAGGCATTGGAACAGGACATTTCCCAATACGCCAAGGCACAGGGGTTTCCATATAGAATAAATGATTTGCCTTACGGGCGCTCGGAAAAAGGCAAGCCGGTTATCGTAAATTATTTCTACCACGAAAAGATACGATTGACTAAATGAGGGAAAGATATTGACAATATGGTATATTAATAGTGAATAAGATATTCTTTTATTGCTTATTTTACTTTAGAATAGTTAGACAACTTAGATTTTGTACTATATATTACGATAGAAGTACAATCCATGATGAATTGTACTTCTCTATATTACATCCTGAATCCTCTGGATTTTTGTTCTTTCTGCACTGAGTTACGCAGATGCTGCTGTAACTTCTCCCATTGTTCTTTGAACCATTCGCTGATTGGCTGTTGGTTTATAGTCAGCATCAATTTATTCTTATCGATCGGGCTTCGTTCAATTTTGAAAATTACATTTTTTGTTTCAAATCTCTGTCTATATTCTTCGGAATAGATTTTTCCACTACATCTGAGAGCTTCCTTTTTGTATAAAAGAGAATCAACCATCCCCTTGGTAAAACCAGTGACATAGCATAATTTTTCCATTCTCAGCATTTCTTTGAGTAATGGGAACCAGCATAATGCCTTTTCAAGCAGGGTGTTTAGCCGTGATATTTCTTTGTCTTTAGCTTCAATCTCTTTATTATGTATTCCTTGAAGATTGCGTATTTGTCTGCCGTGCTGTTCCTGCATTTGTTGCATCTGAATTTTTAATTCATCAGTAGCTTTGTCCCGGTTGGCAATCTCCTGATGTAGCTGCTCGATGTTATGTTCCAGTTCTTTCAACTTACCGCTTCCGAAAAGAGAACCTACGCTGCTGGTTATGGCAGTGGCTACATCGGTAGCTGCACTTTTGAGTTTGTCTGTACGTATCTCAGCTTTTACCTGTTTGAGTTCCTGTTCGGCAAGGCTTACCTGTTGCTCCTTGTGTCGCTTGGTTTCTTCTATACGTTGCAGTTCGGCTTTCTGCTTCTCAATGATGAAATCGTTTCGTTCCAGATGCTCTTTACCTGTGACAGCTTTTGTCTGCCCACGTTCCATTAGCAGAATATCGGAAGCAAGGGTCTGCATGGTTGCCATATCCTCGTCATTGAGCTTTCGGCTCTTCCCGGTTTCGTGGTTCATCCAGTCGAATACGATATGAGCATGATAGTTCGGCTTGAACCATCTGCTTCCTATTTGGAAGCTCTCTTTGTCTTCCGCTTCCGGCTGACCGTTCAGCCAATGCCCTTCGTCTTTATGCAGGAAAATCTGTAGCGGAGTGATGCCCCAGCGTCTTTGGCACTCTTCACCGAATTTGCGTACATCAGCCAGTGTGGTGTCCGGTCTGATAAGCAATACTCCTTCACGGATGGGTGAGCATCCCGCCACCTTGATAATCTTTCCATTCTTTCCCTTGCGTTCCCTTTCCTTTTCCTGCATGGCACGTCCGGTCTTTTCCTTGACCATTTGCTTGATATTGTCATAATGAGTTCGCAGTTCGGGAGTGCCGAAGTCGGGATTTATCCACTGTTCGTTATCGGTGGAAAGTTCGGGAACGACATAGATTCTGGACTCCCCGATATTACGC